CTGGAAGCCGCTCAACACCGTTGTGCTTACGGTTGTTCCCAAGGGCTGCTACGATGCCCTTTGTTCAGATTTGCGTGTTTCGCACAACTCACGAGTGGACGCGGGGGCTGCGGCCATTGCGGGGAACATCGCCTCTTCGCAGGTAGCCATTTTCAACTACGTCGCTCTTTCGACGGACACGGCTACGCCTGTCAAGACGGATACGGTTTGCCCCTCTGAGATCGTTGGCTCCGGGCTTTCGCGCGAGGTCTCGACGTTTGGGTCTTACACGGCCCCTGCTTCGCTCAACGGTGCCGCGTCGTATTTGATGACGGCTTCGTGGACGGCGACTGCGGCTGCGACGGTGGGCAAGATTTGTATGCTCAACGCCTCGTCTGCTGGCACGCTGGGCTTTGAAACTTTGCTCGGTGCACCTGTCACCGTTGCCAACGGTGACACGATCAACCTCACCTGGACCTTCAACGTCTAACTAATGTCCGTTAATATCTTGCACTCGGACAGTTTCGACCTGTACGATACTGCTCTTATCCCTGGCTACAATGATTTGCTTGTTAATGGCGGCGCAAACTGGCAAATTCAAGCGGGTGCAGGGCGGCGCGGGACGAACGCATTGCAGTTCCCGTCTGGTAACGGCCCGGGTTTCTATGTAGGCAAGGTTTTTCTTTCAACCGCTACTACAATTTCAGTTGGGTTTGCGTATAGTGCCGCTGCTTTTGACCTTAGCGGGGGCAATGGCGCTCTCTGGGCCCTTGGCTCTGGGAGCCCCACCTACCCCACGCTCTTGTTTTTTTGCGCTACGTCGGGCGGCGCATTGGGCGTGTATAACTATAACGGAACTTTCCAGTTTGCTACACCAACTGGCTTTCTTGAGGCAAACGTCTATCATCACTACGAATTTGTCATCACGGTAAGCACAGACCCAACCGTTGGGCAGGTAGCGTTCTACAAAGACAACGCTCTTGTCTACACGACACCTAATTTCCGCACTCAAGCTGATATTTCACCAAGCGTTGTTTACTTTGGTGCTCCAAACAGTGCTCCACAGGGCGTCGCGCACGGACTCTACGACGATCTCTTCATCGCCGATAACGCGGGCGGTGCGGACCTCCCCATCGGGGACACGAAAGTTCTCATCGCTCTGCCCTCTGGCCCAGGTCATGAGACTCAGTGGGCGGTGACGGGTGAATCAGCAAACTGGCAAGCCACGGGTCAGAACCCATCACTCGGCGACACGGCTTATGTGTCATCTGAGACAGTGGGCCAAAAAGACACCTACGCGCTGTCTGCGCTTGCGTCGAGTTACACGGAAATTATTGCGGTGGCGGCTAAAGCCTACATGCGAAAAGAGGACGCAGGCAACCGTCAAGTTGGCCTTGGTGTTTCCGATGGAACGACCGATGCTATTGACTCAGGGCATTCGCTGGGCACCCAATACGGTCTTGTTGAGCGGGTCATGAATCAAAACCCTATCACAAGTTCTGACTGGGCGACCGGCGATATTGCAGGCCTGCAAGCCGCTATCGAACTGACCGTCTAAGCGGCCAGGGGCTGCGCTGTGTCATATGACTCTGATGTACTAGCCCGAAGTGGGCTAGACCACTACATCCCGTTCTCGGAAACTACTGGCACACCAACAGACCATTTTGGGTCGCTGGTTCTTACTGCTAATGGTTCGCCAACGGTCGGCGCGGCTTCGATCACCGTTGACACGGAAGCCTCGTGTTCGTTTACGGCAACGGACTATTGGGCGTTTACGAGCGGCGCGGTTGTTGACAACCTTGACGCTGATTTTACGTGCATCTTTGTTGCAAAGCTCACCGACCTCACTACTACTCGTATTCTTTTTTCGCTCAACAACATTGACGCAAACACGTCCCAATGGATTGGCCCCTATGCCGAAGCGAGTGGTCTTTTGCACCTCGTCGCAGGTGGGACGGACCATGCGACGACGACGACAATCAGTGCGGGCATTACTTACCACTTTGCCTACACGTACACGCTCGCTACGCAACAGATTACCCTGTACCTCAACGGCGAGCCGATTGGCACGTTTGAGGTAGGGCTACTGCCCACCTACACCCCAGCCACTATTCCGGGCAACTTTACGGGTGATGGCTTTGTGGGCAGCATGTCCAAAGTTGCGGGGTATAGCGTCGCTCTTGACCGAGGCACGATCTCCGCAGACGCTACCGAAGCGCTTGGGCTCACCCCTGGCAACTCCCGCGTCGCGCAAAACGGTATTGAGGTCGTAGGTTCAAACCTCGCCAACGCCCGCGTCGCGCAAAACGGTATTGAGGTCGTAGGTTCAAACCTCGCCAACGCCCGCGTCGCTCAGTATGCACTTGAAGTGCTGGGCATTCAACAGCCTCTGCTGCGCGTCGGTCAAGTCGCACTCGAAGTCCTTGTGCAAGGTAACATCCCGCACGTCTACGATGTAAACGAGACCGACACCGCCGCTCACCAGGGTGACTCCGCTGTTCTGACGAGCGATATCGTCGATATCAACATCACCGACACCGCGACGAATATCCCCGATGCCCCTGACTCCGCATCCATCCCAACGCAAGAGATTTCGTTCGCGCAGTACGTGTTGGACCTGCTCCCACACCCTTGGACCAGCGACGTAGCAAAGGTTGCGGGTGGCGTTCTTTACTCGCTCGCCCGCGCACTGGGCATCTCGATCTCGCTGATGAATCAACTCATCGCGTATGTTCAACCGCAAACTCGCATCGCGACCGCCACGGACACCAACCTCGAACTCATCGCCACGGATTTCCTTCAGCTTCCCTCGGGGCTGTTTAACCGGCTTCAAGTTTTTGAGGGTGGGCAATTCGAGCCTGAATCAGACGCAGCGTACTCCGCGCGCATTCGGGCTGAAATCATCGCGGCTGAAAACACGCTCGCCGCTGTTCAGCGGGTGGTCACGGAATACTTCACCTCGTACCCCGATGGCTCAACGGGCGTCAACGTGTTTGACTATATGTCCAACCCCACGCTCTTTACCAGCCTGGGCGTCCCGCGCGGTCAGGCCATCTTTGTGATTGAAATCGAGTACCCCAGCGCCAACGGGGAGTCGGGGCTGTTCTACTTGGGCCAAGACGACTTCGTGGGCCAGACCACCTACGTCACCGGAGGCCAGGGCCTGCCCACCCCATTCGCCCCCTACACCCTGCTCCAGCAGGCCGTGGACTCCGTGCGAGCGGCGGGCTCGAAGGTCTACTGGCTTCGCAGTTACGCCGACTAAGAGCATTTCCACCCTCATCTACGAAGTGACTTACCTATGCCTGACCTGACTCAGCCGTATCTCATAACGCCATACCAAGAGGGCCAACTCGTGGCCCCGGCAGACTTGGTGGCCTTCAACACTAACATCGACTCGGCTATTGGGCTTCTTTTGAGCGCACTCAACGGCACGGGTGCCATTCCAGCAGTCAACGGCGTTGAAGTCACCGCGACGGGCGGAATGGGCTTTACGGTCGGTGGTACGGGCCAGCGCCTTATCTCGCAGGGGCGCTTGCTGGACGTTTGCCCATCCACGGCGTTCACGCTGGCTAACGGTTCAAGTCAGGACCGCATCGACATTCTGTGCGTTCAAGCCACGCGGCCTGCGTCAAGCTCTACCATCACGCGCAACGTGCGCGCCGATGGTCTGCCGCAGCCCGTGGGCGGGTATTCACTCACCCTGGCTGCGGGCTCTGGCACGTTCACCATTCCATCAGGTCTCACGGGCGTGGTTGTTGTGCTCACCCCGATGGGCGCGGGCACCGGGCAGTTGAGCTATGAAATTTCAGGCACGACCGTTGGTGTCACGTCGAGTGATTCAGGTGACACCCGCACGGTCTCAGCGATTGTGTTCGCTGTTGTCACGGGTGGCTCGGGCACTGCAACGACCATTGACTTGCTTCAGAACTCCCCGACGTGGGCAGTTGTGCAAGGCACACCAGGGGCTACCCCCGCGCTCCCCTCGGCCCCATCGGGCTACGATATCTTCGCGCAGTTCTATGTTCCCGCAGGCGCGACGACGTTGCCGACTGTCGGCTACGACTATCCCATTTTGCCATCGCTCAACACCAACTTTGTGTGCAATGCGCTCACCGTCATTACCAATGCAATTGTGGATGGCTCGATCACGGGCAACGGTGGTACGCTTTCAACCACTGGACCAACGGGGGCGTGGACGTTCAAGCCGACGATAGGCCACGTCGGCGGCGGGCGCATCTACAACGGCGCAAACGCAGCGGTCATTATCTCGTGGGACGACGATGGAAACCTCACCTGCAATAACCTCACCGCCCTTGACGTGATCGCGACGGGTGAGTTCTCGGGACCCGGCACTGGGCTCACGAACATCCCACAGACAGCACTCGTATCCCGCAACCCTATCTTCACTTTTGGGACCACCCCTGCTAACTACACGACTGGTCAAAATGCCACCATTGCATTGCCAGATGACGGCCACACTTACAATGTGTACGTTGAGTTTTTTCTCACGGGCACTAATGTCACAACGGAAATTTCAAGCCCAACGGGAGGCGGCACGAGTGACTTTGTTGAAGTCAACGGTGTTGGTTACAGTTCGGGGCAGGTCCGGGCGTCGGCTATTGTCGTCGCCACGGGCGAGGGCCAGACACTAAGTTTTCCGCTCATCCAAACGGGCGGCACGTATCCATACATTGGGCCCGGCATCTGGCACGCGACCGCAACACTTGTGAGTTAGGCGTAGTGTGAGTGAAGTTCAAGGTCAGCCCCCAGACGCTACAAGATTGGTTCCCCGTCATTTGCCGATATGGTGGACTATTCGGGGTCATCTACGAGGCGGTCTACGAAAAGTTAGACCGTCCTTATTTGCTGGCAATCTTCGGGGCAATGATGGGGCTGAGCGAATTGACGAGAGCAATGCGGCCTGGAGTAGTGCCCTCATCGACGTACACAATCGAGAGAGAGCCGATGCCCGAGTTGCCACGGTTGACGCCGCCGTCCGAGGAATGAAGTTTGGATTTGGGACTTCGATCTTGGTAGTTACAGCCGTGTATGGCGCGCAATTCGTTCATCTCTATTCCTATGACGCAGGTCGTCGCGGGGATATTATTCTTCACTACTTAGAGATTCTTACCGCTTTGGCGCTGGCGAGCGCATGGATGTGCGGGTGGGCTCAACATGCAAAGCACTGAGCGGCGCGGTAAAGGGCACCGGCGAGTCTCGGACTTGAGCCGTAAGAGCATTCTCATTGCGTTTTTACTTATGGCGACGGTCAATGCCTGGGCACTTTTTGTAGAGCATCAGTCAGCGGTAGCGAATGATGTGACGTACAACTTGCTCAAAACACGCACAGACACCCTGTGTCAGTACAACAAGACCGAGCACGATGCACTAAACACCTGGATTAACAGCCTGGAGAACGATGACATTAACGCTCTCTTGTGGTCTCCAGCAGTCCCCCAGCGCAACCACTATTTGAAACTTCGCATTGCTGCTTTTGATGTTCTTCGCAAAAGCCGCAACTCTGATCTCGCCGCAATCTGTGGCCAAGGAGCCGACTTCAAGTGAACATTATTCAACCCAACTACCCACCACCGAATAACCCGCTCACGCCCCGCAGTGCGTCGGACATTACCGATCTGGTCATCCATCACTCCGATGGGCCAGTCGATCAGACGCCGCTGGAGATTGACACAGAAGAGCGCAATACGACCACCCAAACCCCTTACTCGATGATTCCCTATGAGTACCTCATCGACTCTAAGGGCAATGTCTACAAGGGCCGTCCTGACCTCTTTGAGTCAGGCGCGAGCTTTGGGCGCAACCCCATGAGCGTGGCTGTGTGTTGCATCGGGGGCTTTCAAGAGGGCGACGGGTACACTGGCCCGCCGTCCGATGCCATGCTCAACTCGCTCTTGGAGCTTTGTATCTACTTGCATCGGCTCTATCCGACCATCGAGCGGACCTACGCGCATAGAGACATTGCGCCGATGTTCTATCCGAACGACGAGGGTGACTACTCGACCGCGTGCTGTGGCAACGTGCTCTATGAGCATCTGCCAGACTTAAAATCAAAGATCGCAGCCGCGCTGCACAATACTTGAAATGTGGTATACTAAACTCAGCGGGGCGTACCTCGCGGTCTTGAACTATCTGGGCATTGAGCCCGATACGGTCACGTCTGCGATTCAAAGCTTCGTGCGGTCGTTTGTATTCACCCTGCCGGGCATGCTCAGCGCATTTTATCTCGTTGACAAGGCGGAAGTTGGCAGTGCGTCGGCACACGACCAGTGGGTCTGGGCATCGCATAACTTCTGGGCCTTTTTGGAAGCGCAGTTCATTTCACCGGCTATCCGAGGCTCTGCCGCAGGGTTCTATGCACATAGAGCCGCGAACGCTAACCCCCCGCAACCACCACCTACTGAACCTAAAACTTAAGTTAGGGGGCCCTATGCTTGAGCGAGAATTTCGCAAGCAAGTTCAGGCCAAGCTGAAAAAAATCCATGAGCAGCGTCTGCCGTTCATGTTCTTCTCGCTGGCCGATACCTTTACCTCAGGCTACCCGGACCAAGTGTTCTGTCTGGCCGGAACCCTCGTTGCTGTCGAGTACAAGAACGAGGACGGTCAGGCTACGCCTCTTCAGCGTAAGTTTCTAGGGGATACAGTCCGGGCTGGCGGAACGGCGGGAGTTTGCCGTCCAGCAACTCGGCCAGGAATGGCTCTGTGCTGGGAGGAGTACGAGGGTGTGTCTTTCGCCCCACCTCGTGAATTTCAAACGGTTGCGGCATTTCTCCAAGCTCTTGTGGAGGATGCACGAAAGCGACAGGCAGGGCCTCTTCCGAAATTCGACCTGGACCAGCCTCTGCTCGCCACTTCCGGTAGACGGCGCTAAGTTGATCTAGGGCCGTTGGGCCCCAGGTGCGCCGCACCGCGTGGTGGAACATGAAGATATTGGCAAAGCCTGGGTGCGCTGCGTTATGCAGGTACTCATCTTCAGTGGGGAGCCACGCGAACACAGGGATGTGCAGAGCGAGTGCGGCACCGAGTTCCGTGCTTGCTCCTAAGCGCACGGGGCCAACGATGAAGAATACATCGGCCTTTTGCACCGCGTTGATTTCAAGACCCGCGATGCGCTGGCGAGTGGCTTCGGTCCCACCCATCGCCGACTTTTCTTCCTCCTCCCACCACTTGAACGTACAGGTCAGTTCGGGGTGGAGGGTTTCAAGTAGGCGCGAGATCGTCGCGATGTTGGCGCGATTGTTAAATGCGCCTGCCAGATAGTATTTGACGGGCTTCGGAGTCTTAGACTGGGCGGGCTTTTGGAGTGCTTTGATGGTGTGAGTGCCTGGGGGCCAAATCTCTTGGCGCATGGTTTGGTGTGCGGGTTCGAGTACAGCGAGCATGGTTGTCCTATCCGGCTTCTAATGCGCCTTTAATTTGGTCGATGGCTTGGCTTGCCTCTGACTTGGTTATTGTACCACGCTTTTGCAGTTCTAGCACAGGCGTTAGCGCTTTTGACAAAAGATCACCGCGCTCGGTGCCCAGGGCATTCATGATGGCGTCCTCGGCCTGGCCAATAAGTTTGTTAAGGAACCACAGCTGCTTGGACGACGCTACGTCGTTGGGGTCGGTGAGCAGGGTCTCTGATTCAACAAACCCGTGATAGACCCGGCCTGTGAGGCACAGTGCTCCCAGATGATGAAGCCCCTTTTCAATCTCTTGCTTAACGTGCTCGTGGGGCTCGTCCGTGGTTTCAAGCACAAAGACGTAGCGACTCATCGAATCAGATGCCGCTTGCGGGCTAGTGCCAACACTTCAGTAATAAAGGCGCGCTTGTTGTCCGTGAGAGTGCTCCCGCCGTAGGTGACAGCCCGTGCGTAATTCACCAGGATACCTGAGAGTTGCATGAGTTGAGTAGCCAAGGGGTTACTCTCAAGTTCCGAATCGGGCGGCTCTTGCGGCACGGTAAGCTCCATCTAAGATAGCAGATTGGTAGGGGTAATGACACGAGCACCCCTCGAAAAACTCTTCGGTCACAAGTTTGATTCCGACCTTCGAGCACGTACTGCAATGATACCACGTATACAACCCAGTCATCGAGCCGTCTGGCGTGAGTTTAATCATCACGGGCGTTGCAAAACTTGCATAGCCGGAAGAGAAATTTCCAAAAGCGATAAGGCAACTCCGGCGCGTGAGAGCAGCCAACTCGCGTGCCTTTGCAATCTCTTCGGCATCGGGGGCATCACCCTTTACCTCAAACCACACGGGACCGCGATCGGGGTCCGGGCGCAGGATGAAGTCGGGGAGATAGGCCCCCCCGATGAGAAGCCGCACGCCTTCGGGCTCGTACTCGAATGGGATTTTGAGCATATCAAAGAACACCGCCCAACGCGCTTCGATGCGCGAGCGGAAACGATGACCCCTGTACTCCGTTTGGAGTGGTGTATACTCAAATTTATCGGGCATTACTTACCAGGATAGCCAGCACAAACCCCAGCGATGTAAAGCAAAACAAACACGCTCAAGACTCCGATAACGGCGATCATACCACTACCACTTTCTCTGCGTCTGGGTTTTCAACCCCCATGTGATTGCCGATTTTGCACATAGCGCATGGAGTGTCCTCGGCGTCAGCGGTGTTCATGCACTGCGAGTCACACGCTTCACAGAAGCAGTTGTACGCAAACTGCGGCTCCTCTGGCTCGTTGAGGTTGGCGCGGCAGAGGAAGTCGAACCACAGGTTTTTCAAGGCGTGCGCGTAGCCCTTCTTGTAGATCATCGCACGCCAAACCGGCTGGTCCTTGCGGTAGTACAGCGTAATGTCAATCTCTGCCTCATCGCGCTTGATGCCCAGGGCCGTGTTGACCATGTTCTCAAACTGCGTGCGCGTCATTTCAGGCGTGTTAGCGATGCCAAGTTTTTTGCGGTTACTCATCATTTTAGCCCGTTACAAGCGGAAAAAAGGTGTGTGAGACAGCAGGGGAACACACGGGCACCGAGTTGCCCACGGCGCGTTCCCACCCCCGCATGTAGGGCAACGCCAGCCCGTAGCTCCAAGCGGAGGTGCCGTGTTTGGTGTGTTGATCGTGGGCGTCGCGGGTACGGTGTTGTTAGGCGTGGACTGCATCGTAGTTGTATTTCTCCCCCCAATGGGTGCCGTGCGGTGAGACGGATACTTCCGCTTTGAGCGGGACTTTAATCTGCGGGAAATTCGTCATGTGCTTTACCACTGCATTCGCTACCGACTCGACAAACTCATCTTCTACGTCAAAGATCAACTCGTCATGAACGGTGCCGATGAACTTAACCGCCGCGTCAGGCTGATTGTAACTTGGTCCGAAGCGGTCGTCAAGGTCTGCGTCAATGGCGATCATGGCCTCTTTGAGCAGGTCCGCCGCGCAGGACTGAATGAGTGCGTTAACGGCGACATAGGACTTGCCGGGGCTGATGATGGAGCGACGACCAAAGAGGTTGTCAACGTAGCCCACACCCTCTTCGCGCTGGCGCTTCTCGACGAGTTGGCTTGCGCGCTTGGTGAACTGACGCACCGATGGGAACGCTCGTTTGTACGTTGCGATGAGTGTGGCCGCGAGGTCCGTGAGCACATCACCCTCAGGGCGCACACCGGGCTTGAGAGTAGCCAGCGCCTCCAGGGCTTGCGCGGTCGTCATGGGCTCACCCCCAGAGTCACCTGCGCGAAGTGAATCTGCCACCCGGTCGACACCACCGCCGTAGAGGATGGTAAACGACAGCAGTTTACCAAACGACCGCTGTTGTTTCATTTCTGGCGTCAACTCACCACGAAACGCCGCTTCTAACTGCGCGGGCGTCCACGAAAACATCATCGCCGCGACAACAGAGTGAGGGTCTTGGTCTTTTTCAAAGGCTTCGAGAAGCACGGGGTCGCGTGCGTACTCTGCGAACAGGCGCATTTCAATAGCGCTCAAGTCAACGAACACAAGCGTTCGACCGGGCTCTGCTTCAACGAGCGAGCGAGCGTGGGTCCACGGCTGGTCGGGGACAAAGCGTGAGAGGTTCTGCAACTGCGGGGCTTCCGAGGAGAAGCGGCCCGTGCGCGCGGCGGATTGGTTATAGGTTGAATGCACGCGGTTTGACGCCGTAAGCGCAGCTTCAAACTCGTTGCACTTATCCAGACACTTGACCCAGCGCCGAATGTTGAGCAAAGGCTCACGCACGGTTTCATCGGGAATATCGCGCAGCGCAGATTCGTCCGTGGACGGGGCTCCAGACGGTGTGGTATGGGTGCCAATCGGAAAGCCTCGTTGGGTATAGAGGTACTCACCGAGTTGCTGTGAGGAGCCTGGGTTGACTCCGGGGGCAATGTCCATGAACAGCGAAGTGTTTTCACCGATTTCAAACTGGGCTTGGGCTTTGAGGCGCGCGAGCGTGGTGACATTGACCGGCCACCCCATGCGCTCCATTTCAAGTACGACCGCGCAGAGCTTGTGCTCACGCTCGGCGGTGCGCTTGAGCCCTTCGGATGCTTCGATAAGTGGCACCAGCGCCTCGCGGGCATAGGCCGTAAGCACGGTGTCTTGCGCGGCATACGGCACCATGATTTCAGGTGGAACGTGCGAGTAGTTGGGCTCGAACGTAATGACGTACTTGCCGCCAACGCGCTCGCGCTCACGGTGCGAGGACAGCCAGGCCTTCACCGCGCGCTCCGGTCCCACCACGTCGATGCGTGACTCTTCGGGAATGTACTGTTGCGAGGCAATTTTGAGTCGCGCTGACTGATGGGGCGTGGCGATGCGCTGAAGGAGCATGGCGTCGGTGAACTTGAGGTTGGACCACAAGGGGTCAAAGGCAAATCCTTCGCGGGCCATCGCGGCGTCAAACTTGAGGTTCCAACAGGTAATGTCGATGCTGTTGTTTGCGAGTTCAGCGAGCGTTCGACCCGCAAGGTCAGGTTCACCATAAGTGAAGAACGCACACTGCGTGTTGGGTGAGAACGTCGCCATGAATGGGCGGTCACCCGTTGACCAACGAAGCCCCGTCGTTTCGGTGTCAAAGCAACAGTAGCCCGATTCGCGCGCGAGGTTAAGCAACTCAACGATTTGGTCCAGCCCCGTAATCTCGACAATCGGAAAAGGTGACGAGAAGAGTTGGACGTTACTTGACACTCGCCGGCCACCCCGTGCCGTAGTCGGCATAATACAGTTCGTTTACAACCGCAGGTGCGTGGTTGCGGTCACCCCGGATAGCCGCATAGACGGGCCGAAGTCCCGCGATGGAGTAGTCGCCTACAAGACCACCGCCGAAGAGCTCTTTTGCGGCAAGTTTGAAGTCAATCGGCATCGGTGATTCCAGAGATTTCACACCCGCATCATAGCACACAAAGTTCAGCGCCGCTTTGTGGTTCTCGGGCTTGAGGTACACCTCACCAATTTGCAAGACGAGCGCGTCAAAATACACCTTGTGCGAGCCTGCATAAATAGCCGCGCGGTAGGAGTAGCGTTGCATTTCTTCAACGAAGTTGGACCATCCGTCACAGTAGTCGAGTTGAACGACCGACGCGAGCTTATCCCCATGCTCAAAGAAATGCTGGTGCGGTGATGGCAACTCTAAAGCATCTTTGAAACCTTGCACGTAGTTCACGGGGCGGTTGCGCGAGGCGACGAGGTTGTACTGCGGCTCTTTGATGATGAGTTGCAGGCCAACGATTTCGGAATAGTTCGGAGAGCCAATAGTGCGGTACTGTGGCTCCAGAAGCGTTCGGATAAGGGAGTAGTAGGCTAGACCGCAGGTGCGGCCATAAAGTTCAGCGCCGACATTCATCGAGGAAGTATCACATCGACGTAGACGGGAATCTCTTTTTCCGTCGCAACTTTGGTAGCCACTTCTTTTTCAACTTCTCTCATTGTACGTGGCACTTTGGGATACGAAATCGCCGCGAGGAGATCATCGCAGTGTGCATCTAAGAAATGCTCGGGCGTACAGCGCGAGGAGTCATATGTCAGCACCCGCGCGGCGTTGGCGTCACGAATGGCATCAAAGAAGCGACGGTACCGCCGCGCGGTGTCAATAAGCGTGGTCGGGTTGATTTGCTCTGCCTCATCACCATTGGCTGCGTAGCGAGCTAAGATAACGTCGTCAGGCGCATCCGCGTGGATGAGAACGGAGTCGGTGTGGCGCAGATACGCCATGAAGGTGAGAAGGTTGAGAAACGTGTTGGGCTTTTGACTCGGCCAGATGGGTGCATACGCATAGTTGGAAATAACGAGCCTGTCAAAGACGAGATCGTTGCGGTGCTCAAATTCGGACAATATGCGTGTGGCCTGTGCCCAATCCCCGCGTTCGTCAGGAGCACTCATATGAACGTAAGGCACGGCAAAACGACGCGACAGGTACTCTGCCAACGTCGTTTTCCCTGTGAGATCACAGCCCTCTAATACGATCACTCTTCCCAAACCTCTTCGAGTCTGTTAAGGGCATCCCGCAGTGAACTTGCGTAGACCCCCACGGGGGGTGCTCCTGGAATGCTAAGACGAACCCAGTTTCGATTCCGAAACCCCGCCGTAGCGGTTAGCGTGACCCCCCCACAAGAAGAGATATGGACGATGCGCTCGTCAGTGACTTTGACGATAGGTTCTTCTGCGTAAACCGGCATTAGAAGCCCGGTGCGTCGAGGTCGTCGTGCTTGTGGAACGACGACTCAAAAGCGTCCTCGTCGGGGATGCCCTGGAGTTTGTCCTGGACGGCTTTCATATCCGTGTACATCTTGCGAAGGTACGAGAACGAAGCCGCGTCGGGCACCATGCCGTGACGGGAGAACTTCGGCACAAAGTACGTGCCCTTCTCCGATGCAATCCGGTTGGACTCCATCTTGTACACCGATGCAAACAGCGGGGCTGGCTTGCCACCGATACGAAGCATCGACGCCATCGTGACCAACTCTTGCGCGGCGGGCGTGGCCGTGCGCTTGGCGGAGTACAGCACGGGCGAGGTGTTCAGCAGCTCTTCCGCGATGTTGGTGGGGTCTTTGATGGGCATGAGCAGGATGTTCATGAACAGCGTGCACAGCGGCGGAACGCCATCCACCCATTTGGCCAGCGGACACGCCGCGCAGTTGCCGCCCGCGTGACGTGCGTCTTTGTTGGAGCCATGGATGCCGTCCGAGGACCGACACTCAATGGGGGCTGAGATATCGGACTTCGCGGCCCACTGTGTGCGCGAGCGCCAATAGAACAGACCCGCGAAGTACAGGCTTCGACCGTAGTTTTCTTTGGTCGTTGCGTTGACGATGTTGCCCGACTGATAGCCCTCTTCGTTAGAGAGCGGTGAGGTCGGCTGGAGCAGGGTGAGGCGCGGGATGACGAGTTCGTCAGCACCGACGTTTTCAAGACCCTCGGCACCAATGCCTCCGATGAGGGCTTCGAGTTCGGCGTCGAGTGCGAGGGGGTTCTCCGCAATGACTGCGGGCGACTTGGTGGTTGCCAATTTAGTTCTCCAAGATTGAGGTTGGGAAGTTAGTATATCACAGACTAGAGGTCGATGACAATGGGTTTGTTGAGCGGAACATATGAATTGGTGTTCAGGGCGGCGTTGACGAACGTGGTAGGCTCACCGCCATGACCGTCGAGAGGTAGGTCGATGTTGCCGTAGCCCGCGTGCAGATGCCCAAAGACGTGCAGGCGGAGTTGTTTTAAGTCCTCGATGCGCGTCCGCAAAAGGTAGTCACCAGCGCGGTTGTCGCCCTGGTGCCTGTGTTCAAAGTCAACAATGTCAAGGATGCCCCACGGCGGGGTGTGGGTGACGAGGATATTGGTGTCAAGGGGAATGGTCGCCCATCGCATTTTGGCTTCCTGGCGACCTTTTTCACTGTCACTGAACTGAAATGCCCAATCCCCGAATGCTGGTTGCCACGGTGAGCCATGCACTTTGTACTTACCGACCATCGTTGAGCGGTCGATGAGCACGTCAATGTCAGGAAACTCTGCCAGCAACTCTTGCACCGAAATTGGGCGGTCAATTCGCCAACTACGAAAAATATGACCGTCCTTAAAGCGTTCGTCAAAGAAGAAATCGTGGTTACCCGGCACCACGATCTTACGACGATGTGGCAAAGCAGAGATTGCTTTCAACTCCGCGCGCACTTCTTTGAGAACCCCCGTGAACGTGAGATCGCCCGCATGAATGAGAACGTCGCCGTCAGGAACAACAATCGGAACGCCGTCCTGGGGTTTTGACAGCATCGTGTGGCTGTCACTGATGGCGACAATTTTCATTTATGCTCTCCGTAGGTTGACGGACTTGTCGTAGTAGATGGACACGACAGATTCGTCGGGGATGGGCTCACCCGTTTCCAAGCGCTCTTTGATGAAGCTCTTGAGCGTCTGCGGATGGACGCCAACTTTCACGATCTCCGGCGCAAACTCGCGCGCCCATTCCAGCAGGGCATCGGGGTCTTTGACGGACGGGTACAAGGACGTGTGCTGGTATGCCAGGCCAATGCCTTCGACGCGGATGTTCTGGATGCCCGAGGCCTCCATGAGTTCAAGCGCGATCTTGGTGTAGTGCTCGATTTGCTTGTTGACTGATTTCAACTCTGCTTCGAGCGTGGCCTTTTTGTCTTTCTCGGCACGCAGTTGCCCAATGACCTCTTTGATTCCAGGCAACTCCGTTGCGTCAACGGTCAGTTCGGCTTCGCCCAACGCCTCGGTGGTCTCGGCGATGAGGGCTTCGAGTTCTAAGGAGGTGTCAGCCATGAAAGGCAGCTTTCCACGAAAAGACGGCCTTACCCGAACTATCATGAGCGATGTGCCAGGCATCATGGGTGGCGGGTTCAAGCGTGCAGATAAAAGTTTTGAGGTTTGGGGTCGTGTGCAAGTGGCCGCACGCCCGACCATCTTCTCGGACAAGCTCAGCAATTTCGGCTGGCTTAAGTGTGTTCTTTGTACTCATGGCGTCATTATACCACGCCGAGCTTCACGTAGTCAAGATAGAAATTGTAAACACTCATACCGTACCCAAAATCACCCTTGGTGGCATCGGTTGCGCGTTCCAAAGCGCCGGTTTGGCCAGAGTTATAGGCCTGGAAGCCTAGCACCGTGGCCGATGGGTAGAGCACCTTGGTGCCTGCGGCTTTGAACTTTGCGTCCTGCTCGGACGCCCATTTCAAGTTATTGGCCACAAACTGTGCCATCGCAGGCACAGCCCAGTTGGGGTCTTGGCCCTTTTCGACCATTTGGTCCACGCTTAGACCTTGAAACTCAGGTCGCGCGGCGAGGCCCGCGCCGGAGAACTGGGCGATGCCAATATCGGTGTGCTTGAAAATCTCAAGCGGAGTTTCACCTGCGGGGTAGTGGTTTTCGTTGTTGGGGTCGGTAGCGAGCGGGTCGAAGCGGCTCTCTTGGCGCATTTGGGCTGCGAGCATGCGAACGTCCAGACCGTAGTCTTTCGCCGCTTGGCGCATCAGTGGAGCGATCACTGCGGCTTGCGCGGCGGTGACTTTGTGAATAGTGCCGCCCGAGCCTTTGAAGGGGCCTTCGTTGACGGACTCTTGGACGATGAGCGTTTCGAGGGTTGTTCCGGTCGGGTCTGTAACCACTTCAATCTCCGATTTAGCAAGCCCGAAGGCGGTGACGAGCCAGCCGATGGCTCCGAGAACTACTTGACCGAGTTTCACGCTGGTGCCTCTTCGCGGTAGAACTGCTCGACGTAGCCGTCGAGGCGGCGCGCGATGTACTTGTTGATGCCCGCATGGAAAAGAAGCACGTTAATCGACTCTAACCCATAGGTCTCTTTGAGCACACACAGCGCGATGCCGGTGAGCACGGGCGAGCCTGACAAAAGCAAGTAGTCGTACTCGGGATGGAAGTTTTGAAGTTTTTCGGCAAACTCCGCTGTTATCTGAGAGGTGTCGAAGATATTGACTCGTCCCTCTGACAGATGCACCATTGGATGTGGGGAGAACTCATGGGCGGCATCGTAGGAGTGCCCTGCGGCGTTGACGACATAGATGGTTGGCTTGTGCATTTCTTTCCTTAGAGGGTGGCGACGAATTCTCGTAATTCGTCCAGAGTTGAAACAGCGATGTTTTCTTTTTCGCTGACCTTGAAACGGATTTGGTTGTCCACGGGTGCCGCGAGCAGATCATAGTAGCGCACGGGGCGCGTCTGACCGATGCGGTGGATGCGCTTGAGTGCCTGTACCCGCAAATCGTAGCGGTGTGAGTGGGAGAAAAAGGTCGCCGTGTCAGCGGCAGTCATTGTGAACCCTGCACCAGCGACAGCGACATTACCCACTAACAACCGCACGCGGGGGTCGGTTTGCAGTTGGGCGACAATATCTTCAGCGGACTTTGACGTTGAGCCGTCAAGTCGGACCGCCCCGATATCCAACTTTTCGGCAAGTTCCATGATCGACTCTACGTCGTGAATAAACGTGCAGAAGATGACGTGCTTGTGATCTCCGTCTGGCTCGGTGAGCATGGGAAGGTTATCGGCGAGCCATTCGTGCTTGATGCTTGGGATGGATACAAGCGCGCCAGTTTCCGTCTTAACGAAGCCCGATGTAATCTGCTGAAGGCGTAGCAAAAGGGTAGTAGCCAAGGTACTGGCAACGGTAAAATCATCCTCCGTGAGTTTGAGTGGGCGAATGCCATAGGTGGACAGGATACCACGAGTCACGTCGTCTGCGGCTTCGTGGGAAAGGGTGGCCACCATATCCTTTTTGAGTGCATTGTAGAGTCGCTTTTGTTCTGCGCCCATTTCAAGTGAGATCGGAACGAACGACTGTTTTGGTAGCTCGGGAAGCACGTCTTGAGAGCGAATGACAACGGTGTAGGGGGCCATGCGCTCGATGACTTTGGAGACTTCGCTTGGAATGAACGTGTGAATGGGTGCCCGCATACCGTAGCGTGGGTGCGGGATGACGCGACTCACGGCCCGCTCGTAAGCTCGGAAAGACCCAAAACCAAGGGGGTGCTCGGATGGGCGACTTCCTGGATAGAGAACGTCGGACTGACTCCAAAGATCAAGCACGTTTTTAGTGATCGGGGTGCCTGACATAATGGCGCGTCGGCCTTTAAGGATTCGCGTGGCCTCGGCAATTTTTCGTACCGCCCTTGTCTGCTGGCTTGTGCGATGCTTGATGTTCTGGCTCTCGTCGATGATGAGCATTTGGGGGCGCTCACGCACGATGTTTGCCCACAGCCCGCGCACAGCTTCGTAGTTAATAATGAGCACGTCCCAATCGCCTGCTTCAATCTCGGCGATGCGCTTGGGGCGAGAACCTGGTTGGAGTGCGTGGACACGAAGCGGGGAATTCCACTTCGCAAACTCCCGCGCCATCGTGCCACGAAGCGCGTTGGGGCACACGTAAATAGCCTTGCGAAGGCCCACCGAGTACCAAAACTCGATAAGAGAAATGGCCATGACAGACTTGCCCGTCCCCATATCAGCAAAAACAGCGCAGCCAGGTTTGTCTTTTACGTATTCGAGCGCCTTGACTTGGTAGTCGTGGAGATCGGGTCGCCAGAGGCTAGGCAGAGGTAGCGTATTTACGCTCAATGTCTTGTACTTTCACTTCGTAGTCACTATACAACTTCTCGACGGCCCTGTCAAATGCCTCGTCGTTGTGCTTGGTAAGGAAGGCATAGAGGCCGTCCAAAGATACAATGGGTGCGATTCGCATATCGTCGATCATGGCTTGAGCCCTGCGGTGGCCGCAAATCCAGCGATCTTCAAGTTCTTCAAAAGTAGCGGCGGTTTGCTTTGTGAGTGCTTCGAGTTCGTCGAGCATCGGTGTCCTTTACGGTGGATAGGCGAGTGAGATAATCTTGCGGGCTTTTTCGAGGGCTTCGAGGTACAATACCTCCCGGACAAGGGGACGATTGAGTTGGCTTGCGGATGCGTACATGGACAGAAACCACAGTGCATACTCTTCCAGCGCGGGCCCCATAACAAACCCGTTCTCGGGGTCGTAGAGGTTTTCAAGTCGGTACTTGCGGATAAGGTCACCGAGGTACTGAGCGATGACGGTGAGTTTATCGTAGCCCCGCGCTTGGCTGTGGCTACGAATCTTGTGAGGAACTAACCACTCGATTGCATCGAGGACCTCCTCGGGAGTAAGTTTAGCAAGGTGGGCGCGCAGGCGCTCTTTGGCTCCGGGTGGGACGCCGGTGCTACGTTTCGAGTTCGACAGTTTGGGCCCACTTACGATAGGTGGCTACTTGTTCGGAGATCAGAAGATAGTCCGGGTCTTTGTTCGAGAGGATGAAGTCTTGTTCGAGCATGGCACGTAGCCACTTGCACCCCTCATATACCCCGAACGCCGTTGCCCAGGTGCCCGTGCCGTCGTCCTTCTCTTCAACGAGGAGCTTGGATAGCATCGCCTCATGACGTTCAAAGTCATAGACGGTGCCGGGGAGTGCGAGTTGGTCAGTCACTTACAGACGCGGAACGTTGGTGAACTCACGTTCGAGCTTAGCCAACTTGAAACGCTCGTGAGCGTCCTCGATGGCTTCGTTCGCGCACGTCCAGAAGGCGTCACGCACCTCTTTGGGTGGGTGCATGTTGGAGAGGTGAGCATCGCGCAACTGCTTAAAGAAGTCAATCGGCGAAAGTTGGATGACGCCATCTTTTTTGGTTACGTTAACGCTGAGTTGATTGGAGTGAATGGCGTGAATCATGACGTGGATGAGTTCGTCTGCTTCGCCCAGCACATCGAGAGTGGCCTGGTCAATCGGAGCGGCTTCAGTCGCCGCTTCAAGTTTAGCCGCGATACGGTCGTGGGTGAACTGCACGATGCGAACAGCGTCTGCAAACGTGGACGCAAGGGCGACCGCATACGGGACAGCGGCTTGAGAGTCCTTGCCTACTGCGACGGGTTGGGGCGGCGCATTCTGTGCTTCAACCGCCTCCTCTTGACAGGCACCACAGTCGCACTCGTCAAGTTCACCCTCGACTTCGGTGAGAGCACCAAAAACCTCACCGAGCTTTGCGCGGACTTTGCGCTCCTCTTTTGCGAGCATGTATCGTCCCAAGGCCAGCACGGCCAAAAACGTAGTGGGAACCGCCAGGACAACACCCAGACCAAAGGCAAAAGCAGGCTTCATTGTGAAATCTCCATATCGTGGTCCCCTGTAGAATTGGCCATCGGGCAATTGTTTCCTTTGCGGGAGGTGGGTCCGCCTTCACGGGGAAGTCAGTACGTGTTATACTTGGCGCTCTGAATAGGGCGCTTCCCCATTCTACCATAAAACTAAGGGCTAGACAACTTGCTTATTGAGGAACTTGAGGGGGTCGAGCTTACCGACGCCCACATTGCCCGTCTAACGAAGGCGAGTGGCATTGCGCCAGAAGTCATCCGGGCCCGTGGCTACCGTTCCGCCGCCGTGGCGGATGCTGAATACTACAAAGAGAACCATTGGGACAACCTCGCCAAAGCGCTGCCGGGATTAGAAATCCCGCTGTGGGGCGTGAACGGCAAATCGTCCAAGATTCAACTCCGTCCCGACGCCCCGCCGTCCGTCAAGGGCCCTGATGGCAAAATCCGCACGCAGAAGTACCTCTATCCAGCGGGCGAGGTTATGTCCATTGACGTTAACCCGCTTATCGCCGAGAGGGTGCGCGGGATAGAGCCCCTGTGGATTACCGAGGGCATTCTCAAGGCGGACTCAGCCATCAGCCACGGCCTGGTCTGCATTGCCCTGCTGGGTGTGTGGAATTGGCGCGGTCTCAATGAGTCAGGCGGCTCGACGGCGCTTGGGGATTGGGATGAGATTGCGCTCTCGGGGCGCGATGTGTACATCGTCTTTGATTCGGACCTCAAAACCAATCGTGGTGTTCAGACCGCGCTCGGTCGGCTCGCGAGTTTCCTCACGCATCGTGGTGCGCGCGTGTCGGCGACTCTTTTGCCCGAAGCATCTGATGGTACGAAAGTTGGCCTTGATGATTGGTTCGTCGCCGGTCACACTGTCCCGGACCTTATGGCCTGTGCACGCAAGGACTTCTTTGAAGATGAAGAGGACCTTGGCATTTTCACCGAACAAGCGCCGGTCATCTACGGTGCGGACTCGGTGCTGTGGCGTCAGATCACGAAAAATAACGAGCCCGTTGGCGAGCGCCAAAACCTTGGCACCTTTTATGCTCAAGTGGACCAGCAGATAACGCTTGATGACGGTGTGGCTCCGCCGAGTGTGAGTTTTAGAGTCTCGGGTCGCACGCTCGCGGGTGCTCCACTGCAAAGCACGGAGATTGGCTCGCTCACGGAAGTGGTTTCAACTCTCATCGACGGTAAAAACCCCGTGTGGTCTCGACCCGGCGTTGCGATCAACAACAGCATTCGCTCAGTTGAAAAAGAAGTCGCCAACTGCCTGCGCGTCCAGATGGAACAGCGCGGCGTTGAAGAGATCAACAAATTCACCCACTCGGGCTGGCGCGAGATTGACGGTGTGCCCGTGTACCTCACGACCGCAGGAGCAATTACGCCCGAAGGCATCGACCCCGCGATCATCGTTGACTTAGAAGAAGCGCAACTTGAAATCAACGTCCGCGAAATCGGCGAGGCGTCAGACGTGCGTCATTCGCTGGATATCATCAAAGCTGGTGACGGGCGCGTGTTGGGGACGCTGTTGGCGGGAGTGTACGCGGCACCTTTACGCGAGGTGCTGGACGTTGGGTTCTCGCTTCATCTGTACGGACATACGGGCACGTTCAAAACTGAAATCTCGCGCATTATGGCATCGCACTTTGGGCGCGTCGTTGCCCAGCGCGTCGGTCATGGCCTGGGGAGTTGGACGAGCACGCAGAACGCGATCACCAAGATGGCTTCAGCGGCCAAAGACGCGCTCTACGTCATCGACGACCTTGTGCCGGACTCCATGAATTCATACGAACTGCGCGCCAAGACCGATACGGTGTTTCGCGCGGCGGGTAACGCTTCGGGCCGAGCGCGTATGAACCGCGACTCGACCATGCGGATGACCTATGTGCCTCGGTGCTTGATTCTTTCCACGGGTGAGGACTTGCCTCCGGGTGAGTCGGTCATCGCGCGCCTGGTCGCCGTTGAAGTCGATGAGGGTTGGCTTTCGTCAGCGGAGCTTTTGCAGATGCAACAACACGCCGAGCGAGGTGTGTACGAGCGCGCGATGGGTGCGTACTTGAAGTGGCTGGCGCAGAACTACACGAACTTGAAAAGCCTTGTCGCCGAAATGATATCAGTTGAAACCAAGCTCGGCGCGATTGGCGCGGGTGGTCATGCGCGGCTTGTCTATAACAACCGTGCGCTGCTCATTGGGGCGGGGATGTTCTTGCTCTTTGCACAAAGCACGGGGGTCATTACGACAGAGGAAGCACGCGAGTACATGGACCTTTTTCGCACGGCGTTAGCCAAGAACTCACTTTCAAGTGAGGAGTCCGTGGAGTCAGCATCGACGGTTAACCGCGTGTCCGATGTGATCTCGTCCACCATTGCGCGTCAAGAGGCGCACTTTGCGTCCATTAAAAGTGACGGGTTTGAGCCGGGGCTGGAAGCCCTGGGCTGGTCGCTGGTGGGTGATGACTATCGACCGCACGGGCCGCGCCTTGGCTTCTTTGATAAAGCCAAGGACGTGGTGCTCATTCAAGTCGGGGTGCTGGTGACTGAGCTTGCCAAGAACCGCGTGACGATGACGAAAAAGCAACTCCTCAAAGAGTTGGTGTCGGCTGGGTTCGTTGACACAAAGTACGTGGAGGGTGCCAAAGAGTCCAACACTCACAACGTCTACATCAACAAGACCCAGCAGCGGGTCACGGCGATTAAACTTTCCAAGCTCATGCCGTACCTGGCGTTCGCCGCTGATACGAGCGCGGCTGGACCTGAGTTCTAAAGCCCAAACAGGCCGTGGGTGTAGGACTCGTAGAGCCCGACCGCCGCGACGATCACGATGAGGATGAGTTCAATCACCCCTGGTGTGGTGCGGGGGTTGGCTGAGAAGGCGCGGAACAGCGCCTGGATAAGCCAGATGACAAGGACAGCGGCAAAGAGGATGGCGACAGCGGTGTTCATTGTCACCTTGTACCCCCAAAAAAGCAAAAGCCCCAAAAAGGGGCTAAGCTTGTAGTTCGCCTGGCGAGTAAATCTTCTCGAACATGTACGTCGCTGTGCCTTCGGACTCGTTGTATCGCTCTAGTGTGTACTGAGCGATCTGTCGGCGGTCGCCGCCGCGTACGGGGGCTGACCACTCTTGTGGAAGGCGTCCCGACCAAAAAGTTTGGCCATCGTGTGGGCCCCCCACAAGCTCAATTTGGGCCATTAAACCGCTACACTGTCCTCATAGAGGGTCGGGGGCTCGGAGTCCATGACCTCTAAGAGTTGTTCCGTGAAGCGGGGATAGCCAAGTGTGTTGACGTAGTGCAAAAGTCCATCCTTGGTGAGCGACCATTCGGTGTGCTTGCGGAAAAGTTCACCGATGTTGGCGAGCATATCATGACAACCCCGGTCGGGTGCCAGACGTTGCGCCTGTGCTAGGGCCTCACGGCCCTCTGGGAAGGTTTGATTTGCCTCTATGAGGTTGGTGTCCCGGAGGACCTCCACAACCTCACAGGGCCCGTGCAAGCGCTCGATTTCAGCGGGCGCAAACACGAAAGCGAGAAAATCAAGTCCCAGAAATAGCGATTGGCGTTCTTGGCGTGACAACTGCGGCGGGGTAGAACTCCCGCTCGTGGGGTTCATCCTTTGGTGTCGGGGCACAGTAGTAGTATTCCCCACTCCAACGTTCGTCCTCCACCGAGGAAGCAGAAACGCTCGGCGGGCAAAATTGTGCATCGGGAATGTCAGCATCTTTCTTGGTGAGGGTTTCGACCATACCGTCAAAGCGGTCTACGTCTTGGAGAAGGAAGTCAACGTCAACGAGAATGCCTTGAAGGAGACTACGAACTTTGTCTGGGTAGGCATCACAGCGACCTTCGAGGTCCTCTAATGAATCTCTCACAAAGTTGAGATCGGCCCAGAAGCTGTCCGCATCTTCTTTTTCAGCGGCGTCGATGAATTCTGTGGTTGCGGTGGTCATAAGTGATATCATACTACTTTCTTGATGGTTTGTCAAGTGATTCTTAGAACGGCCCCGTTTCTGGCTGTTGGTCGTCTTTGGCCGCGATGAGCGCCGCCGCCAGCGCTGATGCCGAGAGCCCACTTAACTCAACCGACGAGAGGATGGTGTAGGGGACAAAGGCAGTCTCATTGGGAGCCACCACCCATTGACCGGCGTACCCAACGTAGATAGAGTACCCAGAGCGCGCACCAGTGCCGTTGGCCGCAACATAGGCATTAGCGGCGGACGTGCATCCAGCGTTAAGGATTTCGACGCGAGTGGCGTTGACGAACGGTGGGAGAGCGACCACTTGGGCTGAGTCACTAGGGGTGACGGCGGTGTCGGTGGATGTTTCATTCCAAGTAATACTCGCTCCGGTTGCGGCACGGTAGTCAGTCGCAAACTCACCAGCCGAAAGCGCACGCTGGTAGCCTGCGACTTTAGAGATATTGCCGGTGAAGTAGTTGTTGGGGGAGTCGGTTTGGTCAACGGCGATGCTGGTTTGTGAGGCATTGCCGCCGTTGTTAAAGTTGCCAGCCCCGCCGCCTGCGGGTGCACCAAGCTGCTGGCCGTTAATGTACACACGCACCGTTCCGCCGTTTTCAGCGGCGGTGTAGGAGATACCGATGTGAGTTGGATTGTACCACAACGACTCCGCTGGTGCACCAAAGACGACCCCGAAGTTATCAGCTAGAATACTGATATTTGTGCCGTCGTAAATCAGAAAGGCCACGTCGCCAGGGTTGATGGGGTTGATGTACTGGTTGAGGATGATCGGAATAGGCCCGCCCGACCCATAGTTGAATTCAACCATGAAGTGAGTTGACCAATCTTGAGTGAGATCGGGGATAATTTGGCTCGACGTAATGTAGGAGGCATTGCCATCAAAATAGGCAGACGTTTCGCCATCGGAGGTGAGCGAAGTTGAACCAAGTGTCGGCGGGTCGTTGCTCGACGGTGCGACTGACACAATGCGTGTGCCGTCTTTAGCGTCAACGGGCGTACCCGAGGCTTCATTAAAGGGGATGAAACTCGTGCAGTTTGCGCGGTTAAGCACCTGCTCGTCATAGGCCGAGAGGGTCGGTCCTGTTGCTTGACTCGCGGCGTAGTCAGCGGCAAACTCTGGCCCTGAGAGAATACGCTGGTAGCCTGCAACTTTGGAAATGTTGCCCGTCATGTAGTCGGGCGTATCGGCACTTGAAACACCGATAGACGACGAGCCAGTGTTGTAGAGGTTGCCAAGGTAATTGGGGTAACTACCGAGCAAAACCCCATTCACATAGGCCGTAATCGTACCGTTGTTCGTTGCAGGGTCGTAGGTGATGCCAATGTGGGTTGGGTTGTAGTAGAGATTTGAGGTGCCACCAAGCACTTGGTCCCAGGTGTTTGCATAAAAACGAAGCCCACTGCCGTTGTAGTACAAAAAGGCGAGGCGGGCGGGGTCGGTGGGGTTAGGGAACTCGTTGAGCATGAGCGGGATGGGGTTAGAGGAGCCGTAGTTGAACTCCACCATGAAAATCAACGACCATGCCGCTGTGAGGTCGGGGATGATTTGCGTTGAAGTTTTGAAAACGTCCGTGCCTGAAAAGTACGCGCTGGTCTCACCGTCGGCGGTGAGCGAGGTCGAGCCCATCGTGGGCGTGCCCTCGGAAATAGAGATTGTCCGCGTGCCATCAAACTGGTCCACGGGGAGTACCCCAGCGGGTTCCAGAAGCGGGATGTAGCTCGTCAGCCCAGAGCGGGCAAGGACTTGAGCGTCATAGGCGGACATAGAGTTTGGACTTCGAGGCCCAACCCCCCAAACCTAGAGGGTACAAAAAGAGAGCGCCCTCGAACAGAATCACGCTCTCATCTTGCATCCGACCACCATAGCACGGAATAGCCCTATTCTACCACAGCCTCGTACTCTGCGTGAGTGGGCCCGCCGTGGTCGGGGTTGTTCGGGTTGAGGAAACTCCCTGCAAGCCCACTGGGGAATGGGGTGGTGTCGTATGTTGATCTCGCGATGATCTCCTCGGAGGTTTCTAGCGGGCTTGGGTCGGGCTCTCGGTTGGTCAGGAGACGATCGAGGACTTCGGACGCGAGGACTTCGGACGCGAATGAGTGGGCGTTTTCCCAATCCCTCAAGTATGCCAGGTATGTAATAAACCGCACCGGCGCGGACCCACGAAATTGGGTAAATCGGCGGGTTGCGAGTCGTCGTGCAAGTGCAGGCCAGGTTGAGCAAGAGTTGACAAAGTTGACAAAGTTGTCAAACGAAATTGCCATTTCGGTCGCCGAGAATTCGATGAGTGCGTCGATGAACTCCACATTGGTCCGCAGAGTTGAAGGTTCGGTCGAAGAGGCAAAAATACGGAATTCAACGGTGGGATGGCGGCGCGAAAAGTGCACGGCCTGATGATGGTCGTTGCTTCTCACGTTGTCTCCGTTGGAGAACAGCCACGCCCACTCGGCAAGCAGAATTGGTGATGCGAGCCGCTGGCAGTAATGGTTGGCTTGACGACGAGCCAACGTGTCGATAAACTCGCGCATAGCGGGGTCGTAGATGAACGCGAGCATCCGAAGCACCTCGGTCGCAGAGGGGCGCGCGGATTGACCTTGCGCATTGCGCATGAGCCCTGCGTGAACGTGCATGCCACATGCGCGCGTCGAACGAGCGTGGGAGAGGCGAGCGAGGCCATCGGAGAAAAAGCCCTGCAACTCACTCAAGAGTAAGGGTGCCGTGACGATCTCCGAGCCGTCGTTAGGGATAGAGCCATCGTACTTACAGATAAAGATAGGGTGCTCTTGGAAAACTTCAAACAACTCCGAGCGGAACTGATTTCTCGTTGAAGTGCGCCGGGGAGCGAGTTCAAGTTCGACCCCATAACGAAGCCCCGCTGCGGGCGGGTTGATGCGCGAGTAATTGGTCAGCGTGAAGTCAGACACGTTGGTGGAGTAGTCCAGGTTCTCCTCCATGCCGTAGCGCTGGTAGAACGGGCTGGCCCGCGAAACGAGGACGTGGTAGCGCGTGCTCGTCGGAAACGGCTGGGGCTCACGGTGGGGTGGTTCGCTCGGCGCGCCTGCGACGGGGGAGTCGTCGAGGCGGCGCGCAAGGCGAGTTCGAGGGGCCGAGAGGTCTTGAGGATAGAAGTTGTACTCTTCACGAAGGAATTCACTCGCGTTGATATCACGATCAGCGAGGAACGAGTAAAACGACGGCATGAGAAACGCCGCTCCGTCGCCACATTCAACGAGATAGTCAACAAGCGATTCGAGAATCTGCTGGCGCACCGCCGCCGAGCGCGTCAGCCGCCGAAAAACACGATTGACGTGAAGAACCAGCCGCACGGCGGGAAGCAGTGGGGTGTGATTCGTCGTCGTGTTTTCCGCAAGCACGCCGGAAAGCCACGACGTAAAGATTGCCGAACGCATGGCGCGCGGAAAGTGGCGGGGCTCATTCCAGAGCGCCGTGGTGAGGAGTTCTTCGTTGAGTTCAGGTGGGACTTCAGGTCTTACGGGCATCTAGCATTTACTCCTTGAGACAACCTTGTTTAGTTTATTTGGTATTATCGGAATATGGCTCCGATAAGTCGCCATAAGCTAAGCAAGGTTGTATCGAGCCTTGAGTGCGTTTAAATTGCGAAGCTGGTCTTTGTAAATAAGATTGAGGTAGTTATCGTGAAACGCCGTACTCATAATCATCGTCCTCGTGCAAGTGCTCACACGCACGGACAATTTCAGCGGCGGTCAAGGTACACCCAAGGTTGCCGAAGTGCTACATCCTCAAACTTAAAAGACACGGGGTAGTACGAAGGCTGGTTATTCGCCCAATGCTTGCGGGCGCGCTGACTTTGCGAGACAGCGATGCACTCTTTGTGAGTTTGAATGCCCAAGAGGCGACGAATGAGCTTAACCACAGGCGCGGTGTATACGATCTAACTCATCGAAGTCGTCGTCGAGTCGGTCGTACATTTCTTCAAGCTCTTTGAGTTCGTACAGAGCCCGCAAGAGAAGCTGCGTCAGTTTTTTGACTTGAAAGCCAGCCTCTTTCCAAACGGCGAGTTCAGACTCATTGAGGTTGAAGTTTGGGGGTTCCGTAGTTGTCGGCGAATCGGTTGATTTTGTCATACACACTCTTTTTCAGCCTTGAGTCGTTTGGCCGGCGCTCGAATTCTTGGTTGGGGAGATCGTCGTCGGTGGGTGAGAGGTCAGAGCTTTGAATAGGGTAGTGCTCCCACTCCCCAAAGCGCACGAACCACCCAAACGGGCCTTTGCGATGGATTGTACCACGCGCACCCGTCTTTGTCAAGATGACCTCATCACCAACTTGAAAACTCATCGCTCCACCCATGCTAAGCAGTCACAGTGAGTCTTTTCTTTTGTAAAGTCATCAACGCGGTTGGGGTTGCAGGGGCCTGGCTTTGTTGAAACGCCAAGGCCTCTGCGTCTAAACTCCGCATGCCAGTTTTTAGGGTGACCACAAACGCCGCAACGCTTTGATTTCATGACTTCTCCAGCAGGGCGAGAACGATGCCAAACGCCGTTTCTTGGCCGTGAAGAAACGAACCAGCCTGCGCTAAGGGATTTTTCTCGGCCTCGTCGCGCAACGCTTCGATCTTCTCTCGGAGCGACGACCGTTGGGCTTCCAACCCGGCAGCACGCTTGCGGAGGTGGTCGTTGTCACGCACCAGCATCGCGCAAGTGATTTCAGAGCGAAGCGGATTGTCGCACCGCTCAGCCTCGGCTTCGTCGGCGAGCGCAATCTGAATCTCGACGACGGCCGCGCGCATACCGCCGCGACGGACCGGGTTCGTCGCTTCATTGGCGTCGGCAAGAACATCGTCAACGGCATCTGTCACGCGCGCAATCTTGGCGTTCGCTTCGGCGAGAGCGTCCCGTAAGTCGCGGATGAGGCGCATATCGGCCTCGCCGCCCTCCGGGTAGCCGTCCTCCGATACGATGTACTCGCCGCGCAATATGCGCTCCGCTCTCGCGATGAGCCCTGGTGTCTGCTCGCGCAACAGGCGCAGTTGTTCGAGCTCTTCTCGATTTTCTTCGACTGCTCTCGCGCGGGCTTCCTCGACACCCTTGGCTCCGCCAGGAATCGCGGCGATAAGAGCATCAGTCCGTGCGATTTCTTTTTTTAGCCAGGATGGAGCCGCCTCGTTGGAGCCTCGGGCGGCGAGCGATGTTGTGGAATCCACAAGGCCCTTGTTAGAGCCCTCCAACGGTTGATGCGCCAGCCATCCGCCACTCATCTGGGAAAGGCACTCCACGTTGCCCTCGCTATCGACGGCATGTGTGCCGCCGCACCAACCTTCGTGAACCGCCATCTTCACACAGCAACGGGCGTTCGCTTCGGCGAGAGCGCGCTTGGCAAAGATGAGCGCACCTTCGGACAGTACGAGCGCGTCCCGTAAGTCGCAGACCATTCGGCGCGCGAACTCTTGGTCGATACGGTTGCCGTAGCCTATCAGCCCGACGAAGTGGTCCGCTCTCGCGATGAGGTCGGCGTGGTCTTTGCTCATTCTAAGTTCGTTTCTTTGAAGAGAGTGGCCGTGAATTCCCCCGAGCGCCGGGTGCGCGTGAGTGTCTGCACCGGTTTTAAGTTGTTCTTCACGCAGATGCGCTGAGAGGGGGCGTTGTCGTCGGCGACGATGGCCTCGTACTCTTGGCCCATGCGGGCGAGGCACGAAATCTTGAAGTTAAGCACGTCTGTGCCATAGCCCTTATTTCGGTGATCGCGCGAGGTGACGGTAATGGAGTGTTCAACTTTAAAGTCTTTGCCAGTGATCTTCGCCAGCGAAAGAGCGAGCGGTGCTCCGTGGTCCACCTCGCGCACAACAGCGATGTACGAAGCATCGGGGTGTGCATAGAAGTCAAACGCACTCTGCGTGATGCGACGATCACCGTTGGCGCGAAGGAAATCCAAATAGCCCTGCGGCAGAGGGGTGTCCCAGATGTACACAGCTAGACTCATGCGAGCATCCTTGCAACGATGTTGTCGTAGGGCTCGTTGTCGATGCCGTCCTCTGCGTCCATCATCGCCTCCAAGTTACGCCGCTGTTGAACTTTTGCGCGCATCTGAGCACGCACTTTAATGCCTCGCGCGACGGCCTCTTTTGCTACCTGCTGGCGGCGCGTGAGAATAGTCACACAGGCCACACACGCGGACTCAAAAAGCACGGGGTCACCGACTGGACCTAAGGGCTTGCAGGAGGGGAGGCGGCACACGGGGCACTGACGCCAAGTGCGTCCAAAGAGCACGGTGTCGGGCTTGGTGGGTTTGGTGGCAAAGGGCATTTCTTTTATTGTACCGTATCCTGGGCCATGAGGTCAAGGCCCTTGATTTCAAATTTGAGTGCTTGAAGTGCGAACTTTTTCGAGCGCGCGGCTTGGTGCCGGGCTTGGTGCTCGACGAGATTGGTGGGGTCGAACGCGATCGCTCGAACGGCGTCGCGCTCGCTTGCCTCATAGCGAGCAATTTCGCGGTCAATGATGTGCACCACGTCGGCGTACTCGATCATCAGAAGCACACCGAGCAAGAGCAGTGGGTATTGAGCCCGCCCGACGCGAGTGCGCCTGATCGACAGTAGCGGCTCCCGTAGTGGCTGGGGCCGAAGGTGACCGTGCCTGCGGCCATTTCCTGGCATGACAAGCACGCGGCGGGGGACAGGCATTTGACCGTGCCGTCCATGAGCCGCTGGGTGGGGGAGGAGTGGGCCGCACAGTACATATTGTTAGCGATGAAGTTACAGGGGCCTGGGGTGTCATCGACACCAAGAAGGTCAAACATACTTTAATCCTCGTGTGGGGTGAAAATGGAGTTGGGTTGGTGCTCGAATTGGTCGATGAGGTAGCGAATCTCCTCGATGCGACCCGCAAGCAGGCCTGCGCGATACTCGTCGAATTGCTCTTGCTCGCGCCCGCACTCTGTGTGGTTGAACGCCGCGCGCTCGTTGAGTAGCTCACGCTTGCGATCGGCGAGGTAGTGGCGCAGGCGTGTGCGAAAGTTGGAAAACGCCGGGCGGTTTACCAAATGGTTGATCGTTTGGTCGGGGGCTCGCACGACTTGGAATGGTGCGCGTGGTCGGTCGTTCATGGTTTGTCTTTCTCTGAAATGGTATACCCTCAGGGATTTGAACCCTGAACCTCTTGGTCCCAAACCAAGCGCGCTACCAAATTGCGCCAAGGGTATTTATGATGGGGCTTTTCGCGGCCCAGACGCCCCAGCCTGGTTTGCTACTCGTCATACAACAACTTGCGGTAGCCGCGATAAGGGATGGCAGCCCGTGTCATAGGTGCACAATGATCTTAGCACATTGGACGCGCGGGTGTCAAGCCCCTTTTTTGCGTTCTCTGATACCAGTCAAGCAGGTCGGCGCGGCCATTAGTGCAGTCGCAGGGCCTTGAACTGTGGCGGGTGACGCCGCCCTTGGTGGTTTCGGTGATCGGTATGCGCTCCATGCAGTAAGAAATTTTGAGAGTGCTGCCGAGGACCTGGTGGGAGAGCCAAAAGTGGTTGCAGTCGGGGCAGGTAATATCAAGTTTTTGGTAACTTGCGGGCCAGCCGGCGGCATTGGTGAACAAGGCCTCGCCGATGACCTCTTTGAGGCCTTGGAAAAAGGACTTGAAGATCATTGGAAGATGCGTTCGTAGTTGTGGATGAAGTCACCGAGCACCATGCACGATGCAACGATGGCCTCGAAAATGAACACGCCCCACATGAGCCGATAGGCAAAGCGGTGGAAGTCCTCAGGTGTGCCCCAGAGGTCCTCATCGTCACCTGGCCCGGTCACAGGTATTTTACCGCAAGCACAGCTAAGACGACCGCGATGATCGCGACGACTATGAGTTCAAAGAAGATTTCGCCTTCGTCATCAGGTTCCATTACACACCGTGCAGTCGTCGTCGATGTTCCTACCGTGACAGCCGCAATCTGCCTGCGGGCAGTGCACCACGAGAGGGCCGTCCAAGTGAGGGTCGTCCCAGTCGAGGCAGTCGTCGTCATCAGTCACTTCGAGTACTCCGTGGCGCATGCCAGCGTGGGACAAGTCATAGTTTTCAACTTTCTGGGTAGAAGATGGGTATGGAACACTTAGCCACCATTGAGGTCATTTTCCAAGCCAAGGACGCAGGCTCTGGGGCTGCTGTCGCCAAGAATATCGCGAAACTCGCTGTAAACAATGCGGGCACCAATGCGAGACTTGGGAAGGTTGAGGTTCGTGACTACGGTGACGCTCTCCTACCTGAACACCGCACGAAGGTCGGTGGTCCAGACGACGCTCCTCGCTTGAGCGATGAGACCCTCGATGCCACCAAGGTTGAAAACACTCCGTCTTGGGACCCCCACCCCCCAGCGGTCGGTGGGGTGGGTTCACTGCCTACGGGCCAAGGCCCTGCGGAATCGGGACGACCCGTCTAAGCCCGATTAGCCAATAGTTCTATCTTATTTATCACACTATCAAGAACTACTTCCATTGGTGGCTTCTCACATCCACAATCATGCTCATATCGAATACCACGGGGATCATGAACCCATATATTACATCCAATATGCTCATCTGATCTCTTAGTCTTTGCAATATGTAAATCAGCCCTATGGCCACAACCACAAACTATATTCTCATACTTACCTAGATTCACTTTGAATTACCTACCTTCTCGGTTCCCGCGTTGCGAACGAGGCTTAAAAGCCAGCGGCGACGGCGGCCCAATCCCGCTGCACAACCAATCGCCGTACACGCCTGGAAAGTCGGCGTGCCATTCATGCGGCATGTGGTCCATGGGCCATGTGCAGCGTAACTCGGTGGGCTCCTTGCCCGGAGGCTTCTCCGGCCCGCACAGCGCCGCAACCTCTAGCGCCAGCCAGCGCATGGCCAACGTCATCATAGGGCTGGTCACGGCTATCCCCTGCGCGCACGGATATGCGCCGCTCGGCAAGAGTAGCACCAAATGCCGTCCATGTAACGTGGGCGGCGTTTGCATTTTGTGCAGTTGAGTTCGTCTTTCACTTGGAATACTCCGAGTCGCCACACGCGAGCGTGGGGCAGTAGTGCGTTGCACCATGCGGCAAGGGCGCACAGTCCGCACCTAGTATAGCAATCACTGCAGACATGCCCAAGGTGATGCCGATCAATGTGCCCATGATGCCTGGTGAGATTCTCACGGGGTATAGTTTTGACATGGCTCCGTCATTATTTGAGCTTATGCTATTGATTGTGGCAATACTCAGCCATAAATCCGTGGTTGTTTCCTCTTTTCAAGATACGCGGCGGTGGCCACGTCGAGCTTGTCTTGGTCGAGGATGATTTCGGCAATCTCCTCAAACGGCGTCGGTGGGAAGGCGTCGTTGAGCGCGGCGAGCGCCAACTGCTGGTCGGTGGTTAGCCCAAGGTAGTCGAGGGCTTCGTCGTTGAGAAAGGCGTCGCCGGCGCTCTGCCAGGGATGAGTAGGGGAGGCGTCGGGCTCGCCGATGTAGTGCGCGGGGCGAAACTCCCAGCCATCGGGCCTGAAAACGTCACATGCGACACCAAGGCAACAGAACGCGCCATCGCCTGAGCGAAGATAGCCCGAGCCTTGGGTATAGCGGCGCGAAAGCAGGGCCTGTGCCCAAGCCTCGCGGCGGAGTTGAATTTCGTGCGTCATTCCTGATTCCTCGCGGCGCGCTCGGGCTGTTCGTAGTGACCAAAGTCAATCATGCGACTTTCAACTGTGAGCGGGCTATTGTGAACGGCGGTCTTGATGAGACACGCCGCAGGCACACGGAGCAGTCCGACGCGCGTTGAGCCTAACGGCGCGAGATCGAGGCGAATGGTGACGTTGGTGCGTCCGAACTTGATAACGACGCCAGTCTGTCCGTGGTAGCGGCTATCGGAGCGGGGTCCAAGGTTGACGCGAACGCGATCACCGATCTGCAACGCCGCCATAGCGAGAGTTGAATCGGCGGCTCGCTTGTCTTTGATGGTTCGCACAACGTCGCGGTTGAGTCGAACAAGATGGTCCAGACTCATATTGTGAAGCAGTGCGGCGGCTTGAATGTAGGTTGAGACTGAACTCCGGCTCGCTTCGGTGGTTGTAGCTTGGCGAGTTTCGGTGGGTGGCATTTCTTTAGTCCTCAATTTGGGGTTTGTAGCCATCGGGTGGGATGACGTAGGCGATAGCGGAAAATGGAATGAGCACTTGCTCGCGGTCTTGGTAGCCGTACTTGAAAAGCACGCAGTCGTCAGCGAGTTCTTCAACTTTGCCGTAGAACTGCGTGTGTCCGACGTTGATTACGAAGCCATTGTTGGCAAGGTCGCGGGTTTTGTAGTCCCAGAGGCGACGATGAAGATCATACGGGCGGGGCATCTTTTAGTCCTCAGTTTCAGGTTTGTAGCAGTTGGGGTTGGTTTGGACCATTTTTACTCGTGCCGCGTTTACTCGTGCCGCGCTCGTTGCTCGTTTGATATCGAACGCGGCTTGGCACCGTGTATCATATTCGTCCGTGCCTCGACGCGGGTCGAAGTCGCAGGCACACTTGGAATTGCCCTCGGGCACCCCGTAGTGCCAATCACAGAGCCACAGGTCGGCGGCGTCCGCGAGCGAAACACCAGGGTAGGTGGTTTGGATGAAACTCACCGAGAGTTCTTTTGGGGTCATGGTGTACTCGGTCATGAGGCGCGCCTGGGTTTCGGGTCCCACGCGCCGTGGTCGATTTCGTACTGCGGGTCGAGGGGATAGCCGCAGCCCTCACAGGTGATGTACTCCCCTTCTTGGAAGTTGTGAATATCCGCTTGCGTCCGAGGGGTGGCAAACGACTCGGAATAATACGCGGCGTAACACGCCGGGCAGGCCATTTCGCCTATAAACTCGTTGTCACTCTCGAACTCGTAGGCAACGATGGTTGCTTCAGTAATCATAAATCTTCTCCGGTAAGTGCGTCATGCACGGTGCATCGCACGTTTTGTGCGAGAGTTGGGAACTGTGCACACTGATAGATAGCGGGCACCAGCCGGTCGGCGACTTGAATCCCAAGTTCGAGAAAGGCGAGTGCGAGGACGAGGATTTTTAAGTTTCGCATTAGTCGGGGTGCCCCGCGTTCATGCGGGCTTCGATTTCTTCGAGGATCAGGTCTTGGAAGGTTGCACTTAATGTGCACTCTTGGAGGTAGAGTTCAATAAGGTCACTGTTGGAGATATTCTTGACGTAGCGCAAGAGCATTACTTCGGCTGGGTGCATTTATCCTCCGTCATTTTACGAATCTGATCTTTAAGTTCTTTAAGTTCTTTGAGTGCCAGCCGATGCTCTACAATGAGTTTATCAAGGGCCATCCGATGCTCTACAATGAGTTTATCAAGGGCCCTGTCTGTCTCATCTGAAGCCGTATAGTGGTACTCGCCACGGGCTACAAGGCCACGCTCTTTGGTGAGGGCATGGCGGACTTTATCACCGCCGAGTTGGTGGCGGAATTCGGTGATGGTCATTTAGGCCTCCGTCGTTTTGGTGAGTACGACGCCGCGCTCGAAAGGCTGTTCAATGACCACAACGTCAACGAGCGGGTACAGCCATTCGGTGTTAGCGACGACGACTGCATCCTCGGGACTGCTAGCGATCACCGCCTGTTGTACATAGTCCCGCCCGATCGGGGTGCGGGCTTCGATGAAATAGAGTGTCATTTAGTCGTATACTTCCACTTCCACGTTGAAGGTGTTTTTGGCGGGGTTATAAATGAGCCCCGCGACGTGTACAGCGCGCGGACAATGACCGTCGTAAATTTTAACGAGGAGCTCGGTGTTGTCCGGGTCGTCAATTTGAGCGAGTTGGTGGCGGAATTCGGTGACGGTCATTTTACTTTGCACCTTGTTCGTAGACGACGTATTCGCCATAGGCGGTGAGTTTACCACACGCCAGGCAAGAGATTACTTTGGGCGCGATCACGACGAGACCGCAGTGAGTGCATCGGGTCATTTGAGTTCCTCTTCTTTGATGCCGCGAATACGCGCGGCGTGTTTGTAGTCAGCCTCGATCATTTCGACGATCAGACTTGAAATGGAGTCGCCAGAGACTTTAGATATGAAGGCGAGCTTGGCAAAGAGCGCGGAATCCAGCCGGAGCGGGAAGTCCTTGCGCTCGATGCCTTGCGCCTTGAACTCAGATCGTGCCATTAGTCGTCATGCCCAAAGGGCAGTGAGTTAATTGCATCAACTTGAGCGTCGATGGGTAAGCCGGATTTGTACATGATTTCATGTACTGCGTCCATGAGCCGGGCGTTGGACGGGCGTTCGTCGCGCAAGCGTCCGGCCTGCGAGCGGGCTCCCAGGGGAGTCAGCCGCCCGTAGGTCTTGGCTTTTTGTGCGTGACGCTGGCGACGCCGGGCCCAACGATCACACTTCTTGCAGAAGCGGTCGTTTGCGATGCCGTGGTCACACGAGGTCAGGAACTTATTGGTTCGCGCCTGCCATTGTGCGAAGGTTTCAAGTGTGCCCGCTTGCGCGGTCAACTTAGACCCACCCGCCCAATACAGGGGCTCGAACGCGGAGTGGTTGGAGTACCAATTGCCGTCGCGCTTTACGCCCGCCTTATCGTTGAAGATGATCGTTGTGCCGTCTACGTCCATGATGACGAACTTGGATGCCTCTTTCTTGGCATAGGCATCGACGTGCGCGATGAACTCTTCGTTTTGGAGGATGCCGGGTGCGGCTTCGAGCAGTGGTTCAAGTGAGCGAGCGTAGTGCCAAGTGTCACTCATCGAGGAGTCAATGTCACACTTGACCTCGCGCAGGATGCCGTTATGAAACAGCAGTGTGCCGGGCCTGACCGTAAACGGGTGGGTGTTTTTCAAGTTGATACTACCCGCCGTTGCGATTCGTGCGTGGAACACGATTTCAGTCGCACCTTGGGTTTTGTAGTGCGCCATTTCAGAGAGCAGCTTGTCCGTGGAGAAGCCCCGGGAGACTGCAATCCCGCCGTTGACACGCGCGGCTAGGCCCCACCCATGCGGGTTGGAGGAATTAGCGCGGCGGAGTTGATCGTCGGGGATGTTGGCGGTCGGGGATACGATGATGATGCAGATTGTACTATGCTCCTGGGTTGGTTAGTGTGTCCATGATATCACAGAACGAGGTGAGTGTCAAGCGGGCCACCGCACGAACCGGGCGGTGCGTCGTTCAACTTCTTGCGCGTTCTCGTTCTCGTAGCCGTAGTGCGGTCCGCTGTGCCCGATGGGCAGGGAGCAAGTCCACCAGGGACTCCCAGGCCAAGTGCCCTGAGCGGTGCCATCCAGGATGGCGGACCCCACACCTTGCGAGCATCGTGCCAGGCCTCGGTCGGCGTTGGGTCCTTCGTTGTAGCCGATTGGAAAATCGGGGGTGGGTTCAGGTTCAGGTTCAGTACTGGAATCGTTGGGCCAGGTGCGCCAGCCAAGTTCGCCTCTTTCAAGTGCCACTTCGCGAGAGTCGAACATGTAGCCGTAGTGCGGCCCGGAGTGATAGGCAGGGAGCGAGCAGTGCCAAGCCTCAGGGCCGCTTCGGTCATTACAGAGGTTGGCTTCGGTTTGGCTTTCAAGTGGTAACTGCGGGGCGGGCGTGGTTTCAAGAACCTCACGCCCACACTCGTTACCGCTGCCGTAGTGCCCGATGTGCGGCACACTTGAATCGTGGCGCGCTCGGGTGCATATGTAGATCATGCGGTTTTGACTCACGAAGTCCGCGCCGCACCGATTGGAGAGGTCCGGTTCAAATTGCTCGCTTGGGTTCGTTTGTTGCTCCTGCGCCCAGGTGTGAGCGGGTGTTGCGTCCGGGTCAGTGTGAGCGTGGTGGTCGCCGTCGTGGCCTCGGGTGCGGGTGCAGGCCCAGCGCCCATGGTCGCTCTCGCTGCACTGATTGGTGTGGCTGAAAGTTGAAATCGTGGGCGGTGTCGCCTGCGCCCAGGTGTGAAAGGGCGGTGCGTTCGGATTGGTGAGAGCCTGGTGGTCGCCTGGATGCCCTGGGATGCGGGTGCAGGTGAACCCACGGTCGCTCTCTCCGCATAGAGGGTCGTCAGTTGAGCCAGGCGGCGGCGTTGGCGGAGTTGGAACAGGTGCGGTCCGAACCTCGAAGGTATACGCCCGTGACCAGGGCTGGGCGTTGCGCACAAAGCCTGCGTGTTGCAGGACTTGGTTTGCGTGGTACACCGCGTGTTCGTTGAGCCGATCGCCGGTTCGCACGACGCCACGGTCCGAGCGATGCTGGCCGTTGCAGTAGGAGGAGTACCAGCGATGCAGTGCGTGACGGTCAAACGTCCAGCAGTTGGGCCGCACGGTGCTGCTGTTGTTCACTATCCACAGTGCTACTTCACGATTGGTGGGTCCGTTGCCGTTTGCGTGCGATGCGCGATGCACGCGCTCGGGAATGAGTCGAGCGGTGAGCGGCTCGCCGTCTGCGCCTGGCATGACGGGGGCAACGCGGTTGGCGCGATTGCGCCGCCCGTAGGTGCGCGTCGGCCCGCCCCACCCTATGCCATAGGGGGTCGAAGTTGGACTTTGTGCGATGCGCGGCCGTGCAGGTGCGTCCTCGGATTGGTCACGGCGCAGGTGCGTCGGGTAGCGGTTGGCAATCACCTTTTTCAAGTTGGAGAATTGCTCGCCGCGACTCTCGATGAAGGCTTGAAATTCTGCGAACGTGCGGGGTTGAACGGGCGCACCCGAATCGGTGAGCATCGTGCCATAGGCAATGATGGCATCGACGAACTCGATGTAGCCTCGAAGCCGGGTCCGATGCAAGGTCGAGGAGAACATACGGAACTCCAACGTCCCATGATGCTCGGAGATTGAGATCGCGTGGCCGTGGGAGGTGCGGATGGGTTGGTATTGGCCCCAGGTGCACTCCGCGCGTCCTGCGATGTTCTCGAATTCGGGTTTGTTGGGCGCATGGGCGATGAGAGAGGACATATGCTTTTCGATGCGCGAGAGGGGTTGGGGGCGGGGGTAGTAGCCGAAGCGGTCGGGCGTGAGTTCAGATGGGCTGATGGGTTCGGGCACGCCTGGGCGCGTCGTGTGGATGTGCGTCCCGCAACTTGAATGGGACGATGCGAAGCGGCGCAAGATTGGCGCGACTTCTGTGACGTATCGCAGGGCTTCGTGACGGGGGAGCGGCGCGTGCACCATCTCGAACCCGGGCGCGCCCGTGGAAACGTCGGACTTGCAGATGAAGATCGGGTGCTCGGCGAAAGTTGAAAGAATGTCGCCAGCGGCGGATTCGACGCCACCGTGCGCCTGCAATTCAAGCTCGATGCCAAAGAGGCGCATGGTCGGGTCATACGGGTTGTTGACGCCGGGGCTTGCGTCCGTGAGCATTTCTAAGATGTTCTCGGAGTAGGCGCGCAGGGTTCGGTATCTCGTGAGCGGGCCCAGATCGGGCCGGACCTCGTTTAAGTAGGGCATTGTACCTCGTACTTTGGAGATTTGTGGTGTTTTCCAAGTTTAGCGTACTTGGGTGGGGTTGTCAACCCTAGGTTCAGGTCACGGACTTCAACTTCGGCGATTGCTCGTTCAGGAACTCCATGAGCTTCTGCTTTGCTTCACCGGCACCCGCACTATCGCGTACGAACTCGTCGTCGAACCCAAAGCCACCGTTGGCGGCGCGATGACGCAGCGCCGCCAGCGTCGTTTCTTCAGGCTCCCATTGACCTTCGAGCCCGAAGCACGAGCAGTGGCTGCCGTTGACTTCGTACAGTTGCTCGCCGATTCTATAGAGCACGAACGAGTTACCGCAGTACGAGCCGTAGCCGTACCATGCGATGAGAATTTCGACATCATCGGCGAGCTTGACGCCGTACTCTTGTTCGATCGACGCGCGGCTGGAGAATTCTTCGAGATAGCAACTCATGGTTTAACCTCTTCAACCTCGTTGAGGTAGTACCGCTGTGCGCGGTTGAACAGTTCGTCGAAGTCGAGTGTGTAACACAATATGTTACTGCACGCTTGCCTTGCCCTCCAGGCAACTCTACACCATTTTTAAATCCTTACACCATTTTCGGGCGTTTTTAAGATGGTGTAAGAAGATTGTGTAGGAACCGAAAACCGCGTGGTTACGCGGTTTTTTGAGCAAGGCAAGCGTGGTTTCTACACTATTACACCATTTCTAGAGTAGGTGCGGCGTTTTGCATAGGTAGGGGCTCTAATGTAACGTTAATGAGTGATTTCCTCGCGTTATGCGATCACCCTTATATAATAGTGTAATAGTGTAGGAAACACCTATCTATCTATCTATATATAGGGACTTTCACCCATTTTCCCTCGTGAAACACGGTTGCTCTGCCCACCGGACCAAGCCTTACACAATGTTTTAAAATCGTGTAGGAACAGCCCCAGATGGTGCAAGAGCCCGTCAGATCGTGTAAGAACTCTGCGTTGCAAAGTTCAACGTGCAAAGCACAAAGTACCCATGCACAAAGAGCCTCGCAAGCGCGTCCAAGGTACCAGAACACCCTGGCCCACCCTATCGCCCGTCTGGAGACAATCTAGACCACTTTACGGCCTATTCGGGACAATGGGTGCTACGAACCGTGCGGGATTAGTAACCGCCGACCGGACGAAGTTGCATCGCCCCCGGTTCGTAGCACACCTATTTCGCTTATTCTGGGCAATCGCGTTGTGCCTTGCGTTTGGACTCCGCGTGCAAAGCACAAAGATATTGTGACCCACCCGTGGGGAGATCGACCTCCGTGATTGCGCGGTTAGGACAGTCGAACTCATAGCACGGATGCCGCTTGGCCTCCGCCACCCGTGCAAAGAGGCGCTGCTCGAAGGTCCGATAATCAACGGGCTTGGAATTGGGCCTTCGCCCCGCGCGCGCCCTACCCAACTTGAATCAACTTTGGGCGACGCACAACGTAGCAAGGTGCCACGTCGAAAGTTAAAAGTTTGCGGCGTTCTTCGCGCGTCATTTCAGACACTCCGCACACCCATGCGGGGCGATGCGGGGCTTCCCTGGGCAAGCGGAGCACTCACCCATCGAAAGCTGGAAATAGAACGCAGCGACCGCAGTAGCGGTGCGCGCCATTTCAAGTTTTCGCTCGGCCTGGACTTCGGCCTCGAAGGCCGCAAGGTAGGCCTCGCGCGCTTGTGTTTTGGTCATACACCCTCCCAAGGGGGTAGGTCGGTCGCGTCGTTGAGCGCGACGAGATCAGCGTTGAGCGACTTTAAACGGATGCCGAATAGGGCGAACCCTATGGCGATCGCGCGTAAAACTTGAATTAAGGGTCGGTCGATCATGGATTACCCCATTCGCGCACGACAACGCCCCCGAAAAGGCGTGCGTAACGCTCGGCGTCCGAGCGAGAGTTAAATCTCCGTGCTTTGTACTTTGCACCTAGCACGCGGTAGCTGCCGGGTGCCACCTAGGGCTCCGAGAGGGCGAGGATGTGCTCCGCCTCGGTGATCGCGCGTTCGAGGTGCGCTGCAACCTTGTCCCCGTAGGGGAGTGATTGCATGGCGTTGGCGATGCGGCACAGCGTGTGGATATCGTGCCCGAGAATTTGTCGCTGGGCCTCGGGTATTTCAAGCCCGGTCGGCGTTGCGAGAACGTCGCAGAGGCGGCACATCTAGGCGGTCTCCTCAAGAAAGTAGGCGACCAGGCGCGTCCAATACGCGATCGCAAAGGCCTCGTCGTAGGTGCGCGTGTACCCGCGTTTCCGCAGGTCGGCTAGGAATTCGTCGCGCGTTTGGCCCATCCCGAAGGCGGCGCACGCGCGTTTGGCGATTACACTTTTTGCCGTGCTTTGATTCATTATCGCAGGGCCTCCAACTCGTTCGAGAGCTTCGCTGCGGAGATCAAGTCCCCGCGTTCGAGAGCGGCGCAGATCAGGGCGCGGAGATCACGCGCACGGATGCGGATTGCTTGCCGGTCCACTAGCGCATCCCCTCGGCGATCTTGAAACGTTTGGCATCGCCGTTACGGCGCGCAAAATTGTGAGACGCGTTCGCGACATTGGCGGCTTGGGCAAGGCTATGGCAGGTTGCGATTCTCTTCCAGCGACCAAGTTCATTGTCAACGCAAACGATCAGATTTCGCTTGCGGTTGATGAGGCCTCGCGGGCCACGCTCGGTGCGGTCGAGGATGGGGTACACGCTGTCCTGGCCCGTGATTTCAAGTTCCAGGACGTGGTACACGCGTTGCTTTGCTTTTGGCATGATCGACTCCGTTTCTGTGCCGAGTGAAGTTTTTAGGCGTCCAATCCCAGAACGTTTGAAGTGTCGAATTTTGCGTCCAGGGTGTTCGACCGCACGACCGCATAAACGTTGAACGTTCCTGCATTTTTCGTCATGGTAGCCGCGAAGCGTTCGGCCTGTTTTTTCGTGTTGAACGTTGCCGAAACGGAGTAGCCAGCATTGCCTCCGCCGTTTAGCGTCCAGGTGACGGAATCAAAGGAGGTAACAGCATACTTTTTCATAGATCAACTCCGTTTCTTTGTGCTATGTACGAAGCACGGGGGCCTTGCGACCCCCCGTGCTCGGTTAAAGTGTAACGATCATTTGTCTTCCCTACTGCACCCTGACCCCTCGTCCGCGTTATCCCCGCTTGCAGGCGACCGCATTGTAAGAGCGTACCTGCGCCGATTCGGTTGGTGCTTGGCTTCGGTTGCTAACCTTCGCATCGTGCGTTGGCGAGTCCCTTATCCCTGTCGAGGCACCTGTCGGTGTTCCCCCCTGCGTTAAGGCGTCAGCCCGTTGCAGTTCCTGACCGTCCCCCCTCCCCACAGATCGTGGGCTCTCTCAGGTCGGTCCATGAAGTGGCACCTTGCGTTTGCGACTGCTTCGCCCCGCCCGCTACTGTCCACCGCACGAGAAAACTTCAGACTTAGATCGTTGACTGTCGTCCTGGTCTTGCTGAACCGTTCGTTCAGTGACCGTTTCCATGTCCTTAGTATGACAGGTCCAGATTCGACTTTCCATTAAAAAGAGAGGGTCTATACCCCTTTTTGAGGCGGCCGGCTCTCCACTCCGCACCCTTAGAGAATTTTCAAAAAGGGTTGTGATATCACAAGAAAAATTGGCCTAAATCCCATTGCCAAAAATCAAAAAGGGTGGTACAATGGGTCCCATGAGCTTACCGACCAAAGCCGAAGTGCTCGCCTACTACGATGGCCAGCCGCACAAACACAAAACAAGTAAGGGCTTTGAGAGGGGGTCAGTCGCTCGCGCGGTCTATATCGACTGGTTTGTCAACCAAATCCCCGATGGCTTCACCTCACCGCGCGGCCATGCGCGCACGAGCCGCCAAGATAAGCGCTTTGCGGCCCTTTACACCCTCGAAAGGGCCCTCTACGACCGCGCACGAGGCAAAATCTAGTGGTAAACCTTGATCTCATCGAGCAAATGGTCAAAAAGGGCGCGAAAGTCGTGCTTTTTTACCCCGAGAACCGCCACGACGGTGCTCTGGAGCCCTATTTGTCGTATTCTGCGGTCATTTTGGGGCCCCACTCGACCGATACCACCCAACTTTCGACCACAGCCAAGATCGCCGAGGCTGCTTTTAAGGGCCAACGCGACCTCGCTCGCGCCCAGCGGGAGTCCTCAATTAACCGCCTCGGTCAACTCGTCACCCAGGAGATTTACGGTGTCACTCACAACTAGCGAGCGCAAAGAAAAACGCAAACTCCTCGCCGAGTCCCTCGATGACCTTCTCAACTCCATCGAGCAAGAGGGCAAAAAAGGCTTCATTGCGCCCACCACGACCGCGCTCATCGGCATTGGGGCCGAGACTGCGATTCTCGAACTTCTCTACCACCAAAACGAGCGCATCATTGAGTTGCTTGAAAAAATCTCCGAGCAAGGCGGGTTGAGTAGCTAATGGAATTTGGTCTCTACTTTCACCTCTTTGTCGCGCTACTCGCATTTGGCGTCAACCTCACAGTCGCCATTCGGAACTATGAGTATCCCGCGCGGTTCTGGGCCTGCTTTTTCTTTGCGGCTTTTTCGGCTACCTACGCAGTGGGCATTACTTTGCACCTTGTACGTGAGGTCGTGTTTCACTAATGCCCTTTAGTCTCGACGAATTCTCCCTTGACGAGCACCAACTCAAAGTTCTCGGAGACCTCAACTTGCGCCCCGGACAGCGCGATACCCTCAAGCGCGCAGGGGCCCTGTTCACCGAAGCCATTTCGTACTTCCACCAACTCGGGGACGCCGCAGTTGGGGACGAAAAAACCAAACTTCTCTACAACCGCAACAACGCCTACGAGCGCGCTCGGCTGTGCTTCCAACTCGCGGGGGAGCCGGAGCTTGACGAAGGGCTCGCGGCTTTCTGGAGGGCGTTGGAGTGAAAGTAATCGACCTTTTCGCAGGTATGGGCGGCTGGGACCTAGCCGCGCGTGAACTCGGGTTACGACCCCACTCCATCGAGTGGGACCCCATTATCACCGCGACCAATAACGCCGCTGGCGGCGACTGCATAACCGCTGACGTATCGAGTGTTCCCCTTGAAGGGCTGAAGTGTGATCTGCTCATCGCAAGCCCACCGTGTCAGTCATTCTCTATGGCAGGCAAGCGCGCGGGACTCTCGGACCCACGGGGCCAACTCGTGTGGGAGCCGCTGCGGTGGATTAAAGCGCTTCGCCCCGACTATGTAGCACTCGAACAGGTACCACCCGTGCTCCCCATTTGGCGCGAATATGGGGCTATTCTGCAAGAGCTAGGCTATTGCAGTTGGGCGGGCATCTTGCAGGCGGAAGCCTATGGCGTCCCCCAAACACGCAAGCGCGCTATTTTCATGGCACGCCGTGATAAAAACGGCGTGTTTCCACCTGCCCCTACGCACTCTAAATACTACTCCCACAACCCGACTAAACTCGATGAGGGCGTCTTACCTTGGATTAGTATGGCCGAGGCTCTGGGGTGGGTGGGAGCCGAGCACCCCGCACCAACACTTGCGCTCTCCGGCTCCACATCACCCATTGGTGGCTCGGGCAGTCGCGCGGCATGGGAGGTGCGGACTCGTGGGGCGAGTGAGCGGCCCAACGATATCTTCTCTGCTGACGCCCCCGCGCGCACGGTCACGCACTCGGTGGACTATTGGGAGACTCGCCCTGCATCCACTATCGTAACGACGCGGCGCTCAAAAGACGGCATCATCGTGGGGCGTCAACTTCCCGAGGGTGAGCAGTCCAACCCCGAGCGTGGGTGGACCGCACGTCGGCCAAGCACCACGATTGTAGGCTCGTTCTCACCCGATATCGTCGCGCCACCCACCTACCGCAAGGCAGGCGATGGCCCGCGCCAGAATCAAAAGGGTGGTGTGAAGATCACACTTCAACAGGCACTAATCTTGCAGGGCTTCCCACCCGACTACCCCGTGATGGGCAAAAAGACCAAGCAGTTCTTGCAAGTCGGCAACGCTATCCCACCACCCTTGGCTTTGGCCATTCTCAAGGCACTGATAGTGAAAAAATGAGCCTCTTTGCCGAAACAACCAACGACCCACTCGTGCGCACACGCGAGGAGTTGGCCTGGGCCAACGAACGCTATATTGCGTACAAAGTACATACGGAACAGTACATCAAAGAGCTGCGCGCGGAGTTGGCTGAACTCTCTCTGAAAACCTTTGAACTCCAAGCCGAAGTCGAACGCCACCGCGAAACGCTGGGCATTGTGAGGGGCTCGTAATGGGCATCGCACTAGGAGTCATCGCCACTTTGCTCGTAGTCGCTGGCCTGTGGCTCATCTTCCGCGCCATCGTAGTGTGGCTGTTTCGGATTGAGTAGATGACTCTCGACCCCGTAACGCTCATCTTCATTGGTGGCGGATGTGTTATCCTTGGATGGCTTATCGCTTGTGCGTTGAACTGGGCTATTGACCGCATCTTTGAGGAGAACTAATGCCGCCTGCCCCACGTAAGCCCTTTGTCGAACGCTACCGCGCTACCCCCAAATACGGTCTGCGCCCCGGACCCGACCCCATGCGCGAGCATTATCCAAAGTTCAAAGCTTCCAATGTGACCAAGGTCAAGACCTTCTTCACGCCTAGCGTGAGCTACGACTACCTCTTTGGTCCGGTCTTTGACCAAGGCCAAGAGGGCTCGTGTGTGTCCAATGGGTCCGCCGCGCTGATGCTCGCCTATCGCTCCAAGCGCCAGCACGAAATCCTCATGCCGTCGCGCCGAGCGATCTACACCCAGGCCCTTCTCAACAACGACGAGCCTCTCGAAGATAGTGGCCTCAATGTGTCCGATGGGCTCACGGTGTGCGAAGCGGGCTATATCCCCGAAGCCCTTTGGCCGTATACGGGCATTGGGACGCCGACTTTCTTTGACACCCCACCCGCGAGCCTGTGGCGTAGCGACTTCCATTTGACCAACTATGCCACCGTTGCACCTGACGTTCTCTCGATGCAACGGGCGCTCGTCGCGCATGGCCCAATCATCATCGGCATCGCCTTTGCCAATGAGTGGATGAACACGGGCGAGGACGGCATCCTCATTGGTGACCCGACGCAGTTGACCGTCGATGGCGGGCATTGCATGGTCATCACCGGATATAAGTCAATCGGCGGTGTCGTGCACTTTCGGGTGCGTAACTCCTGGGGCGCGGCCTGGGCCGACAACGGGTACTGCTGGCTCCCCGCAACCCTTGCTGGGTCGCAGTTCTGGCCTACGGACTTGTTCGTTGTTCAAGCCTGAACAAGGTGAGGACCTGCTCCGCACCTATATCAACGCCTATGATAAACCCTGCGATCACCTCGCCACGCGCGCGTGCATCCAATGTCGCTACGAGCGACTTGAAAGTTACGCAGATGTGGCTGACGTGTTTATCGCCGAAACGCTCGCCCACCACGGGCCAGGGAAGTGTGTTGAACGATGAAATACGTCTGCCCCTGGGGCCACGTCACCGAGCTTCGTCTGCCGGTGGTCCTGTACTTAGAGGACTACGCGGTGCCTGCTCCCTACGTCCCCTGCACTCATTTTGTTGATCTCATCGACGGTGAGTGGCGCTTCAAGTGTGACCAGCGAGCTATCCCCGAGCACCACAATACGCCCCAGCGGGTGTGGGACTAATGGGCAACCCCGTAAGCCTCACGGTCTCTTATAGTCTGGGCGGAGCAGGCAAGCCCTGCTGGACCGTCGATGCGGGATTCGATTCGCATCTTGCGGCGTTTGATGTTATACTAACAGACGCAGATGGCAAATACACCGTCGTCCCATCCTGCAATCTCCACGTTGAACAACTCTTCGATAAGGAAAAAAACTCGTGAGCTTGAAACCTACTGCTATTTCTGCCCTGAAACTTCGCAAGCAACGCAAAGTGTTCGCCGAAACTGCAGGGGCCGTCGTGCTCGTTGCGATGGTGGTGGCATTTATCGGCGCAGTGTATCTGGGCCTCCTGTTCGCCGTGTTTCACGCGATCAAATTCGTGTGGGCGACCTACCCCCTGAACTACTGGCAGACCGTCGTTGGGGTCTTTCTCATCGCCTTTGTCGCCAACCTCGTGGCCGCGCCATTTCGACGGAAAAGCGAGCCGGAGTAGGGCTGTGTCTCGAATTTTTTGGCGTCGTGTGTGGCGCTCTCTTTGGCATGGCCCTATCGCTGCTACTGCGTAGGTGTGATATAGTAGACCCTAATCACCTCTTTGATAAAGGAGAACAACCTTGAAAACGACCATCGCTTCCAAAGCTCGCGCGGCAATCACCCGCAAACGCGGTATTACCTCGCACGAATTCACCAAAGTTGCTAAGACGAGTCGAGGCACGGCATCGAGCGCCCTTGCGCGCATCCGCCACGCCAAAGTCGGTGGCTTCCGCCAGAACCCACGCACCGGGCGGTTCAACATCGTCTACGTCGCGTAAGGCCCTTGACAACAGGCCCCGGCCTGTGGTACAATGCCCAAGCGAGGTTGAGGCTCGGCGACCCTGCGGCTCTGAACCGCTAAAGGGCACGCCACAAGAAATGCCGGATATTCCCCGGCAGACGGTACTCCGAGGCCGTTACCACCAAACATCGTGAAGGCCCCGCCCTCGGGTAGTAGTTAGGCACGCAGCTAACAGAGGGCACAATTTCTTTCCACTCTAAAACTGTTCGCTGACAGGGGAGCAACAAAAACACCGCTTGACTAATCGTCGGCGGTGTTTTTGTTTAGATGGGCCTTGATTTGAGATCGCTTTTCTCGGCGCTTGTCAGAAAAGAAGCCTGCTTTTCTGAAACGGGACCACGCCACGCCTAGTCGGCCTGTCAATAACCTAACGGGTTGTTGAGTTTTTGGCTTAGACACCGCAGTACCCCACTACTTAAACGAGGTCATTCTGTTCAAGCGCTGTCTGAGTGCAACGGCTCGCTCGAACTCAATTTGGTAGCCCAGCGCGTCGGAAACGTGAGTGCGCTCGGGGTCGGACTTTTTGTCGAGGTCGTTGGTGCCCTCGACGTACTTGACCATTTCAACGTCCTTGATGGTTTCGACACAGCGTGGGTGGAACCACATGCCGTAGCGGCCATCTGCTGCTTTCAAGTGAGCGTTGAACGCGCCGATGCGGTCTCCTACGCTCGATGACTTCATTCGGATACGTGGCTCAAACCTAATACCGGCAAGGCGAAGTCTCTCGAAGATGACACCCCAGTTGGAACGGTTAGCTGATTGGGAGGAAATCTGCTGGCTTCGAGCCCCGCCTGCCGGGTCTCCGTAGATCACCACACCTTTCTTACGGGCTTGCTCACCGAACCTACGGATGAATTCATCAGCCACATCCGGGGCTCCTGCATCGTGCATGATGATCTCGTCGATGACATAGGTGATTTGCTCTTGGGCCGCAGGCACGGTCCAGTTGCGGAATTTCCGCATTTCTTCAATCGTCGAGCCCGCGACTTTGTGATAGTCCATGCCGCGACGGTCAATGGTGTGCGGTGCAACGAACGTCTGAGAGATCGTGCTGGCCATGTAGCCCACGTTAAAGTCCAGCGCCCATTGGAGTGGCAGGCCGTCGATGTACTCAATAGGCGGCAACCCCGCAAGTGGTTCGAGGTGGATGCGCCGGTCAAAGGCCTTGTAGACACGGCCCCGCACGGCATAGCCCCATTGCCCATCCACGAGAACATGTGCTTCGTCCTCGCTCATTGAGCGAAGCAGCATCGGTAGGTACTCGGGGTCAGCGTCGAGCAAGAACACGTTGTCTCGCACACTGACCTGCTGGTAGGTGCAAAAGTGCTGTTCTTCAAGAAGTTCGTAGAGCCAATGCGCGATCGTCTCAGGCGGGTTCGTTGAGAAGCGCAGTTGGGGTGAAAGATCGTCGTACTTTGCAGCTTTGCCTTCGGGTGAAGGACGCAAACGCGGGGTAAGGTACTTAACGAAGGCCTCGTTTGTTGGGCCCCAATCTGAGATTTCGTCGGCGTAGATGGAGTCCGCTTCCAAGGAGCGAAATGACTCGAAGTTTTCAGCCGTCAGTGGAAACAGCCGCGCATCCACCCCAGGGACCACAATGGTATTATCGGAGCGGTTATGAACGGCCTTGATGTTGCGCCGCGCGAACTCCGCCATAATCGACGGAATGGTGCCGCGCTTCAACTGTGGGGTGTCGCGACCTGCAAAGCAGTGCTTGGCGTGGGGGAACTTCATCACCCGGTCGATCAGCCACGAACAGCACACCTGCGTTTTGCCAGAGCCCAGGCCCCCAATGACGCCGTGAATACGGTTCTGATTGCCCAGGAACTCGGCCTGCCAGGGCAATACCTGGAGGCGATGTTCAACTACGTTTGGCATTTTGTTAAAAGGTTCCGCAGTCCCTTCTCGCAACCTTTAGGGTTGTGATAAAATGAAATTCGGACCTTTTCGAGAATTAACAGTACGCTTACGAACAATTTGGTCGCGAGGACACAACCCCACATGAACCTGCCTGTGCCTCCAACCGAGGCCGAAAACATCATTTCCGACACGAATGCCGCGCTGGGCAACGCCATGAGTAAGTCTATCCTCGCTGGGGTATCGTTTCTGGGACTCGTTGTGCTGGTTGCCTGCCTTGCCCCGTAAACCGTCTTGGACGTGCCCGTATTGCTCCGCCGCTGGTACAGCGGACGATCAACGAACCGCTGATGCTTCTCGAAAGTGGCACGTAGATCAGTACCACGCCAAGAAGAAGCGTTAATGTCTTTCATTACCAGGACCATTCAAGGCGTCGTCGAATCGAGTGAGCGAAAGTTCATCATCGACAACTTCGTCCCTTACACCAACTCCCAAGGAGTCACCGTCTTGCCACCCTTCCTCAAAGAGATTCTCGCGCTGCTCGGCGGCGAAGTTGTCGCTTATCTCAACAGCCATGAGGCTGAGTTCATTGCCGCCGCGCAGGCCGCAGGGACGACTGGCGCTTCTGCGCTCAAGGCCTACATCAACAAGATCGTCGCTGGTGATGCGCTGCTCGCCCCGTTTGCTTCGCTCATCGACGCGGCGATTGACGCGGCGCTGCCCAAACTCCTCGCGGCTGCTGGCGGCGACGAGAAACTGCTCTACGCCGCAGTCCTGGCCTATGTGAGCAAAGAGCTTGGCTACTTGAGTGCCCCAAACCCAGCCTCGGCTATCCCTGGGCTGGTCGGCGCGCGCCCAATCGGAGCGGACTAAGCTTCTAGCGCCTACACCTTCCGGGGAAACTTCTGGCAAAAAACGGGTAAAGCCGCTTCACTGGGCCAGCGGGAAAGAACCGATTGGGGTTTGACGACTAACGAGGAGTGGCGTTAGGGGCGCTAGAATACCACTCCATCAAGCCGCTAGTGCAAGGACACAGACGGGTCTCCAAAACCAGTCGAGCTTCGGGCAGTACGAAGGGGCGGTGCCATGCGGGGAGAAGCGGCTCTTCACCAGTGTCTCATAAGCACTCGGGATTAGGTTCAACTCCTGGCCCCGCATCCAAAAGACCCCTTGCCCCAGACCAACTTTGGGGATGTAGGGGTCTTTTTATGAGAGGTAGCTCAGTTGGTATAGAGCACCCGCCTGTTAAGTGGGTTGTCGCTGGTTCGAGCCCAGCCCTCTCAGCCACTGCCCCAGTGTAGCCTCTGCTTTACGACACGTTCCTGGGGTTTTTCTTTTTCCTAAAGGCTTGAGCACTCGTGCGGCTAACTTAAAAGTTGCCTATGTCATCGTATCATTGGGAGGAGCTAGACAAACTCTATCCCAAGCAGGCAGACAAATTCAGTCGTGCTCGCTCCCGCGTAATCTCAAACGGGACTCCGTTGGAGACTCTCGCGGCGATGCTTGACCTCCCACTTGAAATGCTGCGTGCTCGGTCCTCGGATGAGGGGTGGGAATCGCTTCGCTTTGAGCACCTCAAAAGTTCGTCGGTTGAAGCCGCCGAAGCCATACTTGCAGCCACGCAAGCCACCCTCGCCTCTTCCCCCGACAACGACCTCGAACGCCACATCACCTCGGCTGACGCGGCTGTCCGAATGGGTGAAAACCTCATCCTCGCGCTCGCCAACTCCGAGACCAACGAGCGAGACTTGAAAATCATCCGTGCAAAGATCGAGGCATTTCGTTCGCTGGCCGAAGGCCTGGAGTCCGTCATCAAAACTTCGCGCTCTGTTCGTGGTATCAAAAACGACCAACCCTCTAAAGTGGTCGAGAAGGAATCCACCAAAGTCATCTACGAGACCGTCATTGTGCCTGCGAGACAGACGGCATAATGGGCTTCAAAGAGATCAAGCGCGCCTGGTCAAACAAGTACCCCAAGGGCACGCCACCGCGCGTGAAGGACCTCGACGCCTACGACAAGATGCTCGCAGGCGACTTCTACGATATTCTCCCGCACCCGTTTGAAAAAGAGAAGAACGGCGACCAGGAGATTCCGCTCTACGAGCGCCGCCCTAACGTCCAGTACAACATGTGCGAAATGCTCACCCACCAGCAGGCGTCCCTGCTTTTTGGTGACAAGCATCGCCCATCCATTCGCGTGTACGACCCAAAGCAGCCCGACGCCCCGCCCGATGACCTCAAGCAGTCGCAAATCGTCATCGACGCACTGCACGATCAACTCGACCTAGATGAAGTTCTCTTAGAGGCCGTCATCAAAGGCCAATCGGGCTCGGTCGCGCTTATCGTGTCGATGGTAGCAGATGAGCTGCCGTTTATCGACGTGGTTGAAGGCAAGAAATGCCAACCGAAGTTCAACCCCGCTAACCCCCGCGAACTCATTGCACTGGTGCGTGAGTACACCACGCTGGGCGCTGAGCTTTCGACTTTAGGCTACGATATCCCAGATGAAAACTTGCAAAAGACGTACTGGGTACGCATGGTTCTCGACGCAGCCCGAGACACATGGTACATCCCCATGCTCAATGAAAAACACGAACGGTTAGGCGAGAAAGACCTCTCCGAGCCGGGCGGCGTCATTGCATGGCGCGAGGACCTCGAACGCTCGCGCAACCACCCATTCAAAGTCGTTCCGTGCGTGTGGATTCGTAACTTGAACGAGCGCCGCAAGATCGACGGCAAGTGCACGTTCCAGTCCATCGTGGACATTCAAGTCGCGCTGGACTACCTTGCTTCGCAGATCACGCGCGGCTTCCACTACACCGCAGACCCCTTTCTTGCCGTTCAACGCGGTGAGCTGGACTCGATGATTCCTATCGGTGGTTCCGCGCTTGACCCGCTTACAGAGATGGATGCGCCAGTCAACATTGACGTAAAGGGCACCCCTGCGCGTACAATGTCCATCCCTCATGGTGCAAAAGCCGAACTGCTCGAAATCGAGGGCGGTGGGCTGGCCGGGGCCAAGGACTGGTTCATTACGCTGCGGGAAGCCGCACTTGAAATCATGAGTGGCTCCAAGGCCATGCAAGAGCGCACCAGCGGCAACCCGCACTCAGGCAAAGCGCTAGAGATTCTCCAACAGGCGCTCGTGTGGCTCATTGAGCGCCAGCGCCTTGCCTATGGCGAGCACGGGCTCATTCCACTGCTCCGCCTGCTCATGACGGCGTATCAGAGTGATCTCTACGACCTCGATGGCATTTCGGGCGGCTTGAAAAACCCCAACGTGCCACTCAAACTCATTTGGCCGTCGTGGATGACCCCGACCGGAGATGAGTTGCTCTCGACGGTTACGGCCCTGCAACTCGCGGCTGGTGGCTCGGTCCGCGAGCCGCGTCAAATCGCCCCGATGGACGTGGTGATTCGCCAGGCCCTCATGGCCCTGGGCTACCCCGACCCCTCACCCGCCATCAACCAGGCGCTGGAAGAGAGTCGTGAGTTCTTGGAGGATAAAGCCGAGCATGAGCTTGCGGTCGAGGCTATCGGACCGAAGATCGCCGCGAGCGCCCCGGCAAGCAAGCCCGCCTCCAAATAGCTTTCAAGTGTGCTAGACTCTAGCCACTGAGACACACGCCCTAGTGTTTAGGGCATCTTACCTCAGGAGAACCCCTATGGCTGACCAAACGGACACTACGGTGTCAGCGGATGGCACCTCAGTAACCCCCGACCCCAAAGACCAGCAAGTTCAAGCCACTGACAAGACCCAGCACGACGCGGGCGACGGTGGTGGTGAAGATACCCCCAAGACCTTCAAAAAGGAGTACGTTGACCGACTCCGCTCTAGCGCCGATAACGCGCAGAAAGAGGCGAAGGAGCTTCGTGCAAAGTTAGAGGCCATCGAGAAGGCCAAGCTCGAAGAGACTGGTCAATTCAAAGACCTCTACGAAAAAGAGAAGGCCAAGGCCGCAGAGATCGAGGCCGCTCGTCAAGCGGACCTTTCTCAAGCCGACCAGCGCTACATCCGGGCCGAGGTCAAAGCCGCAGCCGCCGCTGCTGGCATCCAGGACCCCTCGGACGTTGCACTTTTGGACTTCTCGAAGTTCAAGATCAACGCCGATGGCGATGTTGAGGGTGTCACCGAGGCGATCACCGCGCTCAAGGCCTCCAAGCCATATCTCTTCAAAGGCACCCGCCAAGCCGCCGCTGTCGATGTGGCGGGCAAACCCATCCCACCAGTTGGTGGTGGCGAGGGTGAGAAGAAGAACGCGATGGATATGACCCCGGAAGAGTGGCGCAAAGCCTGGGCCAATGTCTCGAAGCCCAAGCGGGTTCCAGCCTAACCTTGACAGGCACCCCCGTGGTGTGCTATAATATCCACGGGGGTGTTTGCCTCCCACTTTTACCATGGCCTTTGAGTGAAATCTAGCACAGCCGCAGTTTCTCGATTGCGCTTACGACGACTAACCTCGGGCCTTTGTCAGCTTTGCGGCAGGCGTCCGTGCCTGCCTGAACTAAAGTCATGTGGTGCCTGCTCACTGCGCAACCAGGAAAAAACCAAGGCTGATTGGGTTAAAACGAAATCACAAGAGAGCGAGACCGCTAAGTCAGCGCGCCGAGCGCAAAGCCGTGAGGCTACCCGCAAACTTCGCGAGGCGCGGCTTGCTAATAATAAGTGTGTTCTGTGCGGCGACTACCCCCCACGCCCAGGGTTTACGCAATGCGAAGCATGCGCTCAACTCCGCCGCGACCGCGCGCGGGAGTACGAGGCTAAGAGGCGCGCAAATGGAGAGTGTCGTCGATGCCGGAACCCAATTCGCCCTGGAACTCAGCAGTGTGAGGCTCACTTAGCACTCGATGCAGAGCGCCAGCAAAACCGAATGCCAACCCTACGGTCCCAGCAGCGCGCGGCGGGTATTTGTATTTATTGTGGCACCCAGCCCGCTCGCGAGGGTCGCGTGGGGTGTGCTATTTGTGCTACAAAAAATAAGGTTTCTTACGACAAGCGGGGTCGGCGGTGGGCACTAAACGTCCTTTCGCGAAGCCGATGGTCCGCGACTCAGCATGGGGGCAAGCCCCTACTAGTCACCCCCGAATGGCTGGTGGAGTCTCGCTTACAGGCAAATGATACGTGTGAAGGATGCCTTAAAGTTACTGAAAAACTCCGGCCAGACCACAGCCATCTCGACGGAACCTTCCGAGCATGGTTGTGTGGAACGTGCAACAGCGCGCTTGGAATGGTTAAGGATAATGACAAAACCCTAGAGCGCTTAGCCCAGATCGTAAAAAGACACGCGGCGGGCACTAGCGAAGAGGCTTAAAATGGCCAAGCCTACACCCGCCTTGCTCAAGCGCCTCAAACCCTGGCAGGTGCTCGTGGTGACCTGGAAAGACTTTCACTCCATGCAAGGCTCGTTTCGAGGCTCGCAGTTTTTTGATGAGTCGTTCTCGCCGTGTATCCGAAAGACCGTTGGCTTTTACGTCGGTCAGAACGACGAGTGGCTTACCGTCGCGTCCACTGACGACCGTAATGCGGGCACTGGTGTGAACGATATCGAGGACCTCACCGTGTTCATCATTGCGGGTATTGTTGATATTCAAGTTCTTGAATGAAAACTTAAAAGGTTAGCAATACAAAAAGTATAAACAACAATCAAGACTCCAAGCCATGCTCCTACGCTCTGGTTAAGCCAGCCGGGAGGGATGAGGGTCGCAAAAACTCGTTTGCATTCTCTCTTCCGTCTTTAGTGCACAGCACTAGGAGCTTTCAACCTCAATGTCTTTTGAGAACATGCCCTCGGCGCTTCTGGATATCTTCCAGCAAAACATGCTGGACCGCGCATTCCAGGAGTCCCTTGAAGCCATCAACGTCTTTCGGCGCACCACGTATAAGCTTCCGCTCCCCGTTCGCTCGGGCGAGCAGATGATCTATACCCGCGCTGGCAAAATCTCGCCAGTGTTCGAGGACCTCGCGCCTTCGGTCAACGTCCCGCTGGACAACGGCCTTACGCAAGGTGGCGTTGGCACGGCCAACCCTGCCCCGTACCCCTTCGAGCAGTTCTCGGTCACCATCGGCATGCTGCCGGGGTCGCCGATTGACCTGAACCTCGTGCAGAACCAAGAGACCATCGCGTCGTTGTTCGCTCAGAACATGATCGAACTCGGCGAGAACGCGGCTCTCTCGATGGACCTGCGCGCAATTCGCGTTGCTCTGCAAGCCTATGAGGGTGGCAACACTTTCGCGACGGCTGCGAGCGCGGGCACGGGCCCAACGACCGTTACGGTTGACAACGCCATTGGCTTCGCCACGGCGTTCGCGACTGCGACGTTCCAGAACGGCGCGACCTTCCCCTATGGCCTGCCAGCGCTGGTGTCGAGCGGCAACCCGCTCGCGGCGGTGCTCAACCATGCGGGTACCAAGACCAATATCTCGGTTATCGGTGTGGCGTATGACAACGCCTCGGTCGGTGCCAACGGACTGCCCACAAACGTCACGGGCGCGAACAACTCCTCGATGGCGGCTAACGGCCTCAACGCGGGTTGGAGCGGCACGCTGACGATTTCGGGCGCGGTCACGATTGACGAAGGTGACAGCATCAGTGCTGTTGACGGCTCGGCCATTCTGCGCCCGAACGGCAAGCTCACGCGCTATGCGATGGATGCCTCTGACACCATCGGTGCTCAGTTGGTCATCAACGCGGTCGCGGCGCTTCGTCGGAACGGCGTCAAACCTCCGCTGTCGGACGGCACGTATCCGTGCTATATCGACCCGGTTGTGGACGCTCAGTTCTTCACTGACCCGCAGTACCAGATCATGAGCCAAGGGCAAGTCGCTTCGGCGGACTTCCACAACGCTCGGGTCTCGCGGAACTTTGGTGTGACGTTCATCCCGACGACCAACCTCCCGGCCTACACCCTCACCAACCACGCAGCCGTGTCGCTCACGACCCGCCGCGCGCTGGTCTGCGGTGAGAAATGGCTCCAGGAGTCGCCGTTCGCGGGCGTGGGCCCTGCGATTGCCTCGCTCCCCGATATGGGTGTGGCGGACTACCGTGTGGTCGATGACATTGTGTTCGTCAACCGCATGCCGCTGGACCGTGCCGGTCAGATTCTCTCGGCCATGTGGTACTGGATTGGCGGGTTCGTCGTCCCGACGTTCGCGACCATCACTCCAGCCGTCATCCCGACAGCGACTGCCGCGCGGTACAAATCCGCCGTCATCATCGAAGTCGCGAGCGCGAGCTAACTAGGAGTTGGGTCACCACTGATGTAGAAGTCAGTGGTGACCTAGTTCTTGGAGACAACTAAATGGCTTTAGACGCATCCGCCCACCCTGGGACCCCCGCGTTCAACCCAGAATACACTGCCACGACCCTCGCGGGTACGGGGCCTGCTGACATTGCGGGGCTCACGGACACCAACTTGGTGACCCCACTTTCTTCGTTTGGCTACGTCTACGGTGGCCAAGCCCTCTCGTTTCAGAAAAGCATGCCTCGCATCGTTGACCCTGCGCTGAAAGCGGAGCTTCTGGCTGCTGGATTGGTGGACTAATGCCTGGAGAGTCAATGGGTGCAGACGGGGCGTTTATGGAAACGCTTCTTCGTAGCCAGCAAATGCGCGAGTACGTCGAGCGCGGGCACATGGGCGAAGCCACCGACCTTGAAATCAAGCCGCCTAAGAAAGGCACCAAGCACGTCGCCTGGATTCTTGTTCGCGACTGCACGGCTGTGTCTGATGGCTCGGGTCCGATTCGCTTTAAGGCTGGATATCGCGTCACCGATCTCGCGGTGAAAAAGATGCTCGAAGGCGCGGGAGCCAAACTCAAACCAACGGCGGCGTAAGCCATGCTGTTGGAAATGGACAAAGCTGCAATTCGCCGCCATCTTGGCATCGCGTTTGCGGGCATCGGGGGCTTTCAGGACACTATTGGGATTCGCACGGTCACACGTGCGGGCCAATTAGAGTGGTACATGAACGCACTCCAGCCGCCCGAGGAGTCCATTTTACTTGGTGCTCCGTTTGGTCAGGCACTGCTCTTTGGGCCAGTTGTCTTGAACCAAGTGCTGGGCTTCACCATCACGACCAACCTCACGGCAGTGTCCCCGTATTCACCGACCGTGTGGCCGACGATCTTTTACACCGTCACGCAAGACGACTTGAATTCGCAGTACCCATTGGCCCAAGTTGCAGCGAACGCAGCACTCGCAATCAACCAGGCGGGCACGGGCGTCATCTGTGCGACGGGCAAAATCTCAACTGCCGACGCCAACATTGGCGGCTATCCGGGCTTTGCTGAAATGTACTTCATGGCTGCGAACCGCCAGACGTTTCAACTCGTTACCACGGGCCCGCTGCAACTGGGTGCTGATGGTACGGTGCTCCCGTATCCGCAGTTGTCCGTTGAGTCAGAGACTTCGGCGACCAACACCGTGTACAGCGGGATGCTCCCTCTGTGCAACTACCTTGAATCTTCGATGTACGGTGTCGATGCGCGGCTTGCCTTCTGGCAGGCTGGTGCCAGTTCAACTGGTCAGGTGAACTTCAATCGCATGGAGCTTCGCCAGCGCCAGGCGCTGTATCGCTATACCGTTCGCCAAATGGCCGTCTTGCTTGGATTCACCCTCGGGGAGCACCAAGGCGTCGGGCCTCAGGCCTACGGTATTCCTGGTACGTAATGTCCGTCAAGGTTGTAGACAACGCCCTGCGCCAAGCGCTGGGCCAGGGCGTGCCTGTCATTGCAGAAACGTACCAAGTCTATCGGCTCTCATCTACTTCAACTGGCCAGTACATGGCACCAGAGAATCTGGTCATTCCGTATTTTCAAGCCCGTATTGTGTTCAAGCCACCCTCTGTCCTTGCTGAGCAAATCATGCTCTACAAGATGTACTATTCAGGTATGTGCGACACAAGAAGCTTGCAAATCGGCGATGTGTTAGTTCAAACGGGCCCGCAGTTAACGGGCATTCCCGATGGCCGCATCTTTGTGCTTGCAGATGTTCAGCCCCTGCTTGCACCCTTATTCATTCGTACCGAAGTGCCTGGCTCGATCTCACGCCCTCACTCGCCCTCGCAAGAAGCAGAACCCCTCTTGGGTGACGGCGGTGAGGCTCGCGTGACCAAAGAGACTGAGTGGCTGCTCACGCTCAACAACGGGCTGTTTGACTTCACCCCTACGGGACCCGCTTGCACGGTACCACTGGGTATTGCCCTGCGTGAACGTGGTGGCTCGGCGCAAGAGTTGAAATACCCAACCGCTGCTCCACGCGGCGAATACGATTGCTTCATTCCTGAGTTGCCTGGTTACCAAGCCCAGGTGAACGATATGCTCTCTGACGCGCACGGCAATCGCTTTCGCATTACCGTCGTCGTGCTCTATGATGTTGGTGTGCGTGGCTGGCAGTGCCGTGCGGAGACCATGTTTATCTAATGATTACCGCAATCATCGCAGACGACGCCAAGCTCATGCGTGATCGCTGTATTCAAGTCTGCCGCAACACCAGAGTCGTTGAAGTTATTGGTGAGGCTGAGACCGGCCAAGAAGCCTATGACTTAGTGCATAAATTGAAGCCGGAGTTGCTGCTCACCGACGTGCAAATGCTCCAGATGACGGGGCTTGAAGTGGCGCGCAAACTCGCCGCCGAGGGCAGCGAAACCAAGATTATCCTCGTCACTTCAATGGCCCAGAAGGGCTCGGGCGGGGACGAGTTCTTGCGGCTCATCAAACCGTTCCATGCCTTGCAAATGCAGGCGCTCTTGTGGCAGTTGTTCGGCGAGCGGGCGCGTGCCTAGTTTAGACACCATCCTGACGGATTTGAAAAACGATCTCGTTCAGGCGCTCCAACCCTATCAGCCAAACCTGCCGCCGCTGTATCCCAACGCGGACCCGCGCGCGGGCGCTATTCCGCCTACGCTCATTACGATTGGCGAGGTCAACCAGTACCCAACGCTTGAAAGATTAGAGAATCATTACGCGCAGGTCACCATGTACTTTCAGCATGGTCGCTCCTCGCCGATGCCCTACATCAACAATACGGCGACGTTCCAGACTCCTCTCCTTGGCTCGCCGTCGAGTGGCATTCGCTACATGCCGTTTGCGCGCATGACAAAGCAGGTCTACATTGAGGTGTGGAGTTACGACTCCCCCACCCGTGACGCCATTGCCCTGCTTATCCACCAGCACTTGGGCGACTACTATCGCATCATCAACAGCGTAGATAAAACGGTTGAACTTTTCGTTTTTGAAGCTCGGGACGATGAGGATATGGAGCAGTTGGACTCGGTGTATGTCGCTGAGTTCACCTATCGCTGTGACTTCATGCAAACCGTCGAGGACGATATCACCGTCGTCGAACAGGTCGAGGAGCGCCTTACCACCCCGGCTGAAGAGATCATTTCAACCCTGCCGAAGGATACGCTCAACATCATCGCCGGTGAAACCGCCGTGGCCGGTGGCGACGAGGTGGTCACCCCCGTTACCCGGCCTATTGAAGAGACCGATACGGCGTCGAATTGGCAAGAGGCGTCTGCTCTTTTGCGGGGCATTGCCGACTCGTCCATCAACATCACTGAAACGGCTACCACGCCAGGAGACACCCCGACTCTATGAAATACCTCGTCCGCCACGGCTTCCTAAAACACAAGCCAGGAGACCTCCTGGACAAGGACCCCGGTCGCCATTGGCGGGACCGGAACTTTGTCATGGCCGTGGATATGGAAGAAACGGTAAAACTTGAGAGTAAAACCGAGCCCGAAGTCAAACCAAACAGAGACCGCGTTCGCACCTTCCGTGAGCGCAATCCAGTGCCGGAGCAGACCGACTAATGGCCCAAGTTATCTATGGTAATGTGAACCCTTCTGGGCTCATCTTAGACGACGTTTATATTGCCGTCCTGGCTCCGGGCGCTGTCTCGGGCAACAACAACGAGAACTACAACGGCGGCTGCGTCGGCGCGGCTGGCTGGGGCCCTAAAAACTCCCCACAATTTTGCTATACACCACAGGACCTAGTAGCGACTTACGGCGTCCCGATTAACTCGGGCTTTGACGTTGTACAAGAAGGCGCGCTTTTCCTCGCTCAGGCCCCCATTGGTGGTGTGTATGCTGTTCGAGTCACCGATAACACGGATACAGCGGCTACGGGCTTTCTGCCTGACTCCTCTGCCGCTCACGGTGTGAACCTCACGGGTAAGTACACGGGCTCGTATGGCAACACGATTCGCGTCGTGCTGACCCCCGGCACCAACTCCACGAGCGGCACGCCGACGTGGAAAGTTGTCGTTCAACTCGGCTCCAACCAGCCTGAAACTTTTGACCGCATTCCCCAGGGCACTGGCGGTGCGGTTTGGGCGAACATTGCTGCGGCGATTAATAACACGATCACCGGCTCGCAGTACATCATCGCCGCTCTCCCCGGCACCCCCTCGACGCTTAACCCTGGTGCCGCTGGCGCTTCGGTGACGCTCTCGGGCGGCACTGACGGTGCGGCGCTGGACGATGCAAATGTCCCGCCCGTTGCTGCGACGGGCACGTTTACCTTTGCAACGTATGACGCGGGCCAAGTGCTCGAAGTCTTTGTCGGCGGCATCCCCTACTCGTACACGCAAGCCACGGACCTGCCGACCAGCGTTGCTGGTCTTGCGGGTGTCATTGGTTCGAGCGGAGTGACTACGGCCACGGCGAGCGGCGACGTTCTGACCTTGACTGCAAATACGCCAGGCGCGGCGGGCAACTCGATTTCAATCGACTGTGCGACGCCTCAGGGCACCACGACTGTCGTCAAGTCGGGCGCGTTTCTCACGGGCGGCGTTGACGCGATTCCGAACGTGCTCATCGGTCAAGACGGCAACGCTGGGGACCGCACGGGCATGTACACGCTTCGTGGCCTGCCAGGCCTCGATGTTGTGTGGCTGTGCGGCTTCCACGACTCGGAAAACTGGGCCACCATTGGTGAGTTCGCGCAGAGCGAACAGGCGACGGGCTTTGCGTCCTTTGCCCCCAACCAGACCGTCGCACAGGTCGTATCGGCCAAACTTGAAGCGGAGCTTGACAGCCCGTATCTGGTCATGCTCAAAGATTGGGTCACGTATGCTGACTCGTTCTTGAACTTGAATGTCTCGGTTCCGCCTGCCTGCGTGGCGGCTGGTATCTCGGCGAGCCTTTCGCCGGAACAAAGCCCTGGCAACAAGGCGGTCAACGGCATCATCGGAACGGACGCGACTCTGGGTGCGAACCCACAGCCGTACTCCAATTCGGACCTCTCGGTCCTGCAAGCCAACGGCATCAACCTCATCTGCAACCCCATCCCGCTGGGTCAGGTGTTCGGCCTGCGTCACGGGCTCAACACGTCGTCCAACTCCGGCACCAACGAGATTTCTTACTCGCGTAAGACCAACTCGATTATCCGTGACCTGTCCACTTTGCTGGGTCAGTTCGTGGATATGGTTCAGGGCACCTCGCCTCAGGACCCCGTGCGTCTGGCGGTCAACTCGACGCTGACGGGCTACTTCCAGCCGCAGGTCAAAGCGTTTGAGATCGACGCCTACACGGTCAAGTGCGACCTGACCAACAACTCGGTGGCCAACATCAAACGTGGCCTTCTGGTGGCGGACATTGCTGTTGCCTACATGAACGTGATCTCGAAGTTCATCGTGAACCTGACCGCTGGTCAGACGGTTACGATCTCCACTTCCTCGGTCACGAGTTCTTAAGAGGGGAACGTCTAAGAGACTATCATGGCACAACAGAACGTAGGCCGCGACCTCACAATCTCGTTTAGCATCGGTGGCGTTTCCGTTGCGGACTTCGGTCTGTACACCGACACGCACTTCCAGCCCCAGTGGACGGAAGTTCGCACGCGCCCGACGAACAACAACGGCATCCCGGAAGCCCGTTCGGTGTTTGGCGGCTACGATGTGACCATCGCGTTTGACCGTGTGAACGGTATCGCGGAATCGCTCATTCAGTTCTTCGAGGACAACTGGATTGCGGGTAACCCCGACGTGGCCGTTAACCTCTACGTCACCATCCGCAACTCGGACGGCACGACCGATCAAATCGTCTACTCCGAAGGCATCATGTACCCCACGGACGGTGGGTCGTACAAGGGCACGGATGTGGTCCCGATGACGTTCAAATGCTTCTTCAAGAGCCGCACGACCCTCTCGGCGGCTGCGGCGTCCTTCTCGGGAGCAGCACTCACCTTCGCGAGCTAAGTCCCTTAGAAAGTTTCGTTAGGGAGTGGTATAATGAGTCTGATGTAAAGTCAGGCTCATTTGCCTTTTAGGAGAGAACTTGCCCGCTACCGTCAAAGTGAAGCCCGTCGCAGCCCCTGAGGCCGATGCGGCTCCCGAGAACCCAACGTCGTTCACCATCCAACTGTCCAACGGCTCGATGGTGACCTGCCACAAACCCACGACGGTCCTCAAACTGCGCCTGCGGCGCATACTCTCGAAAGAAGAGTTAGAGGACAACGAGCTTCGTGAGATCGCAAAGGCGCTGCTTTGCATCACGGACTTCGATGGTATTAAACCGCCACTTCGCACGCCAGCGGAGTTCGAGATTTTCCTCTCGCGCTTCTCCACCGATGACGACGTGGACCGCTTCATGAGTGAGTGGCAGAAGCTCAACTACCCCGACGTGTATGACGCCCTCACGGCGGCGGTCAGCGAGGGCACGGAGCAGGGGCTCTATGGAACGGAGCTTGAGTCCTTTGTCGCGGCCAAGATTCAAACCTTGGCTCGGGAGCGCGCTGAGCAGGTAAAATAGTAGCGCTCGACCCGGAGTTCTCGTCCATTGCGTCGTTGGCGACCCCGACGCTGGCCGAGGTGCGAGCGATGGACCCTATCGAACGGGACGCCTTTAACATCGTCAAGGGACAGATGCAGGGCGATGAGTACCTTTGGGACGCCGTGTGGTACACCCCAGAGGGCGAGCAGGTCATCGGGGGCTGGAAGTCTCAGATTGAGAAACACGGAAACTCTGCCTAGAAGATTGGGTGGCCCCACCCTGAAGTCCTAGACAATGTACACCACTATGTCGATGGACCAGTTCGTCGATAAAGTCATGACGATGAAGGGCACGTTCTCCGACCCCAACTTGCTCAAGAACGCCGCTCGCGCGGCTCTTGTTGAGGTCAAAGACGAGCTTCGGCATCGCTTTGGTGTATACCCCGCCATCGTCCCGGCTGGCTTTGAGCCCTGGCAGCAACTGCGCTACAAGACCAAGTGGAATCGCCGTAAACTTGGATTCCCCGCCAACCAGCCTTTGCTGCGTACTGGTGCACTCAAGAACTCGTACCAAATCACCGAGATTGACGGCAACCCCGCTCTCGGCTCAAACTCTGACTACGCCCAAATACAAGAAGAAGGCTCGGGCTCTATTGCTCGTCGCCTTCGTGGCATCAAGGCCGTGGGCGGCGGTGCCGCTATTGGTGCAAAGCACGCCGCAAACCAAGTCGCGTCGATGGGCATCCCGCCCCGTTCGACCATCGGTATTGCCTTTGCCAAGCGAGAGAGCCGTGCATTCGATAAGGCGCTGAAGTACATTCAGAAAAAGGGCGAGCTTCGCAACATCGACCTTGGCCTTGCCTTTGTCGAGAAGGGCGCAAGCATCGACGCTAAGCGCTTTGCACGCGACCCCAACTATCGCCTCCTCGGCGACAAAAAGGCACCAGGAGAGGGCAAGTCGTTCAAGACGAACGACGCGGCACCTATTGGTAAAAAGGTCTACGGACGCTAAGTAGATGACCGGCGGCTGGAAGATCAGTCTTGCGTTTGTAGCGCAAAACTTAACGTCGCGAGCGTTCTCGCAAATGTCCTACGATGCACTCTCGTCGCGCAAGCACGTTGATGAGTTGCAACGCTCGGTCAACTCCCTGCGCCTTGTCGGTGTGGCCGCACTGGGTGGCTTTGGCGCTGCCGCTACGAACGTCTTTGTCCAGGTTGGTAAGTCCGCTGCCAACTACCAAGATCAAATGCTCACGCTCCAGCAAATTCTGGGTGCAACAAAAGAGCAAATGGTTGGGCTTGACAAGGCTATCACGGGCGTCACCATCGGTGACAACGCCACAATTTTCAACCAAGTGCAAGCCTCGGGCATCGCTCGCGCCCTTGCTTCGCGCGGTTTCAACATCAACCAAATTGAGAGCTTGATGCCGATTGCCGCTAACGCGGCGGAAGTCATTACTCACCGTAATCCAGGTCTGTCGCCGGAAGATTCAACTCGCTCGATGTTCGGCGCGCTCCGAGCATTTGGCTACACGGATGGCTCAAAGAAAACTCAAGACGCCGTAGACACTGCCATCAAGGCAATGTCGATCACCCACCTGAGCCCTGCTGGCATGCAGCAGGTCGAGCAGTATTCGGGTGTTATCAGCCGTGTTATGAATTGGTCGTTGCAAGACGTGCTTCGTGCAACGGTTCTTGGAACGCAGAACGGCTTGACCCCGCAAAAAGTCGGTACGTCGATGCGTAACATGTTCCTGGGTCTCATCCCAAAAGGAGACCTTGATAAGCCAACGGGGCACGATGCCGCAATGGCGGCGCTGGGTCTGCTTGCGCCTGCCGACTTAAAACGCGCGCGCGCGCTTTTTTCGCAGTACAACAACGAACTTGCATCGCACGGTATTCCCGGCGTAGATTACGCCAACATGACCGTTGCCAAGCGTGCCTCTCTTGCTGAAGGCTACGTTGAGCGCACGATGGGCAACAACGCACCTAACCTTGATACGCTTGTTTCTCATCTTCACGCAGCGTATCTCGCTGCTGCTGCTCCAGGGGGCATTGGCCAGGCAGCCTTCTTAGCCCAGATTACCAAGTTTGGTCAGAAGTGGGGCACGCCATACATCGCTGAGTTGGCGCGCGAAGGCCCAGACAAACTCAAGGGCATTGACGCACAGATTCTCAAGCAACAGGATGCAAAGAGCGTTGCCGCTGACTACCGCAACCGCGATCTGTTAACGCAGTGGATTATGGTCGGCAAGCAGCGCGACACCCTCATGACGCGCCTTGGCGGTGCTCAGGGCACAGAGTTCATTACGGGAAGCCCTGCGTGGATTATGCAGCAGGGCACTAAACTGCTAATCGCGTTCTTGCACCAACTTGGTAACCTCACCAACGCCTTCCCCCGGCTTACGGCGTGGCTTGGCACGACCATTGGTCTCTTAGGGCTCGCTGGTCTGGCCGGCGCGGGTCTGTACACCATTATGACCTTGCGCCAACTCACGGCGGCAATTTGGCAGATGGGCGCGGCGGCTGGGCTGAGCAAAGGCGGCTTTGTTCAGACCGTGCTCGGGTTCCGTGGTCTCCCAGGAGCTATGAGCGCAGAGCGCGAGTTGGCAAACGGCTACGTCGCGGTCGAGGGTGCGGGGTCGCTGGAATTCCAGCGTGCAATGGCCATGTTCCGTGGTGGTGAAGCCGTTGAGGGCGGAGCCGTTGTTGCCTCAAAGGCTGGATTTGGCGCACAAGTTGGCATGCGCTTTGCTCGCATGGGTGAACAGTTCATGGGCGTCATGGGCAAAATCGCAACGCCCTTGATGTTCCTCATGAACCCACTAGGCAAAGTGGGTGGCCTGTTCTCCAAACTTGCACCTGTGCTAGAGACAGTCGGGATGTGGGCGGCGCGTTTGCTCTTGGGCATGATCTCGTGGCCCGTAGCGATTGCGGCTATTGTAGCGACTATCTTGACGATGCTGTGGAAAATGCCTGACAAAGTTGGCTATATTATGGGCTGGCTCGTTGGCGCAGTTGTTCACTTTGCAGTTGTGGCGGGTCAGGCATTTATGTCGCTGATGACAAACATTCTGAGCACTATTGGAAACGCCGCGCACTATGTTATTACGCACCCAGAGTTCCTTGTGAACCCAGTTGGCGCGGCGGCTGATATGGCGGCTTACCTCCAAAAGAGCGGTGTCAAGGGCCCCGATTGGGCTAAGGAGTTCTCTACAAAAACCACCCAGTTCTCCAAGTCCTTTGGTGCGGGCTACGCTTCGTGGAACCCAACGACCAATGTGACAGTGAACGTCGATGGCAAGAAAGCTTTGGCTGTGCAAGTCAAGAAGAATGCTCGCAAGGCAGCGCTGGGCAACGGCGGGGCGTCGGTGTCGGTCGGGCACACCTACGCTGATGCCGCTCACGCACCGTCATGGTAGGTAGGTAATGGTTCAAGCAATCACAGGTAGCACGAATCCCGTAGGCTCGGCGCTAGGAGCAAACTATTCCAAGCCCTGGGAGTTTTCGCTCACCCAAGGCGCGACCAAGATCAAACTTGAAAAGTTTGAGGTACCAGAGACTTTTGACCTCGGGCACGAAGTCGCACTCCAGACGCACAAGTACATCAACGCCCAGGGCCAGCCCATCGTCCGCACCCACTTTCAAGGCGCGTATCCGTTCCCGACTTCGTGGAAGGGCACGTTCACGACCGCCGTTGCACTCCTTCACGCGCGCACGATTGACTCAATGTCGCTCTCGGGTCAGCCCGTTAAGTTCACCTACGGCACGCTGTCGTACATGGTGCAAATCAAATCGTTCAAGTACATGCCCCACTACCAGACGGAAGTGGAGTACGAAATTGAACTCATCGTTCTCCAAGACCTCAACGGGCAAGATGCAACGGGCCTCCCTGAAACCTTCGATGCACAAAGTCAAGCGCTCTACGCAAACGGGGTTGCTCAGTTCCTTATTCTTTACGGTTACGACTCTGCGATTCAAAACTCGATTGCCAAGTTGGCCGCGACGACTGGGGTTTCTATTCCGCTTGGCGCGGCTACGTCTGGCGGCGGCTAATGGCTATCCCAACGACCTTGCAATCTGCGGCGGTCGGCACGGCGTACTACAATCTTGTCATCGCCATCCAAGCTGCTAACCCCATTCAGTCGCAGTCGTACTCGACGATCTTCAACTTAGTCAACCTGACCGCTGGTCTTATTTCTGCGCTCGATGCCTATATCGCGCCGCTGGCGGACGCGGCGATTACGACGGATGACCTGGGCACTCTTGTCGCTGCCCAAAACACCCGCGCTACGTTTTACCAGTTTCAACTCGCGCTCCAGTCGCTATTGGGCTCGGGCTACAATACCCCCATCCTTACCAACTCGGCGGTCAATTTGTACCAAGTTGCTTCACAATACTACCCGCAGTACGATGTGGTCGAAGCGGCTGTGGCCATTTGCCAAGCAAACAAACTCAAGAGCATGTTTGTTGAAGCGGGGTCCGAGCTTGTGTTGCCGACCATCTTTGGCACGGATGTGTACGGAACCAACACGGACTAAATGACCGTCCCAGCACTCGCCCAGACCAACTGGGCACCGCGCCTCGCCGCGATCATCGAAGGCGTCGAGATTCCATCCACGTCCATTGAAGTCAAGCTCTCGGCCTATGGCACGGCTGATGAGGTAACGATTCACACCTTTGCCACGGGGCTCTCGACGTACCTGGGGTTTTCACTCATTCGCACGAGCCAAGTCTTTGCATCCAAGAACACCCCGATGCAAGTCAAGGTCGTTCTTCACTCTAATGGCACGGGCACGGGCACAACGACGCCGGTGTTCTTAGGCTTTTTGGATATCATCAACATTGACTACGAGAACGACACCTGCGAAATCACGGGCCGGGGAGTTTTAAGTCTGCTGCTCGACCAGAAGATTACCACCAGAGTTAACAACAACCAGCCAGTCGAGCAAGCCATTTCTCAAGTCGTATCACGCTATGGCCTCACGCCCATTATCACCGCGACTTCGGGCGAGACCGTTGGCAAGATCATGCGTGATCTTCAAGTATCTACCGCCCGCAATCTCTCGGCCTTTGGCTATGTGCAGTCGCTGTGCAATGGCATTGGGTGGGACTTGAAAGTGCGTGGCACGTCGGTTGTCATTGGGCCACCGCCAACGGCGTCAAATGTTGTCGTCATCCCCAAGCAATGGGACGCCAACTCCGGTGGCTCGTCGCTGACGGTGCAGCACGCAGCGTATCACAGCCACGACATCAAAGTTCGCGTGGTGTCGTACTTGGCACGCAAGAAGTCGAAAGTGGCCGTTCAATCACCAGCACTCGCGGCGTTTGAGGCGTCTATTGGCATGCCTCCAATTAGCCCATCGGCGGGCTCGAAGGCTAGGAGCACGGGGGGCAGTCAGGTGGGCTTTGCAAACGTCCCCCGCACGCCCAGCACGCGCGATGAAATGTATGTGTACCACGTCCCTGGCATTGACAAAGCTAAGGCGTTGGTCATGGCCCAGCAGATTCAAGCCGCGCTGTCGCGCCAAGAGATTCTCATCACGCTCCAATGGGGGCCCGACCTCGCCGAAGCCGTGAAGTTTGCGGGTGCCGGGTGCGAATTCAACTTACTTCTCTCTGGTGTTGAAGAGTCAGTCATCAACAATTACTACTGGCCCAAAGAGATTACGTGGTCGTGGTCGGTGGAGGACGGCATCAAGCTGTCGTCTGACTTAGCCAACCACCCACTTCCTGAGGACAATCAAGGGACGGTCTAATGGATTCAAGTTTTTATCGTGCAATGGCGATGGGTGCGGGCGCACCCCCAAAGTCGCTGTCGGTCACCTATGGTGAACTCGAAGCCTACTACCCCGACGTGCATGAAGCCACGTTCAGCTTGCCGTTGCACCCTGATGATGTGACAGGTGAGCCTGTGACCATTGGCCCGATTCCTATTGGCACGTTCCACACGGGCGTCGGCGGCGGCTACGGGGCGCAGTTCCCACCACCCGTGGGCGCGCAAGCCATGATTATCTTCCTTGACCAAACGCACGAGTTGCCGTTCTGCGCGGTCATGACGTTCAACGAAGTGGACACCCCACCGTGGCCTGATGGCCGAACGGGTGGCTTCAAGGACGCCCAGGGCTCGTCTATCGCAACGAGCCAAGATGCTAAGACTCCGGGCGATGGGCAGGCTTCGGCGAAGGTGTTCGGAGCGTCCTATGCTTCCCAAGCCACCACTTCGGGCCATACGGTTGCGCTCGACGACGAACTCAAGCGGATTTCAACTTTGTCGGCGGGGGGCCTGGAGACTGTTCACGACGACCTAACCACGGAGATCGCTCACCTCGCCCCGAATATTGGGCTAGGCGCTCGTATTTCCCAAATGGCGTCCTCTAACGCAGCCCTCAATCAGAGCCACCTCACGGCCTTTGAATCAAGTCTTTTCACCCAGCGCCTCAACGACCTCAAGGCCCTGGCCACCGCCGCTATTGAAGCAGGCACGCCGGGGGCGAGCGCGTGGATTGGCCTGCTGGCCACCTTGACCCATGTGCAGATTCCCAACGGCTCCTCTATCGTGAAGATTGCATCGTAAGGCGGCGAAGGGCTAAGTATGGCTGATCTGTTGCTGGAGTGGGCGGATGACCTACAAATCGACGAGACTGGCGATTTCGCCACCGTGTCTGGGTCTGACGAACTCATCGAGCGGATTATTCGGCGTTGGCTCACCAACTCCCAATCGCTGGTGCTCTCAACGGGCACGGTCTCTTTAATACCGGACAATGTATTCGAGCCCACTTACGGCGGTAACGCGCGCGCCTATGTGGACGCCGCGATCACGCCCGAACTTGCTGGAGCCATTCAGAACCTGCTGTCGAGCCAACTCGCCAAAGAGCCGCTGGTCGATACGATCAACTCCGTGGTCACGGTGAACTACACGGTTGGGCAGAACGCACTCTATGTCACAGCCGTGGTTTTCTTAAATACGGGTGTTCAAATCCAACTCCCCGCACTTGAAATCTCGTCGAGCACTACCTAATGCCGCTGACTCCGATTACTTTCAACTCCCTTGTGTCCCAGATGGGCACGTCCCTGACCTCGAATACACCGAAGGTCACTAATCTCACGCCGGGGTCAGTTGCGCTTGCGATCATCAAGTCGGTCGCTGGCGTCATCATTTCCGTCCAGCAGCTTATCACCTATGTGTACTCGGTGTGCCGTTTGGCCACATCCACGGGCCCAGACGTTGACTCGTTCATCAACGACTACGGCATGGAGCGCCTGCCCGCCGTCCCGTCGTCTGGCTCGCTGACGCTCACGCGCAATTCAACTTCTGGTGTTCTCATTGTCACCGTGGGCTCAACGGCCCAGACGGTCATCAACAACACTCAGTTCGCCGTCATCGCTGATACGGGCCAGCCCGCGTGGGACCCCGTTGATGGGTACTATAAGTTCAACGATGGCCAAGGCACAATCGACGTTACTGTCCAAGCGGTTGTACCGGGCGCGGCGTCTAACGTGTCGGCTAATACGATTACGACGATGGTCTCGGGCTTTACGGGCGTTAACTCGATTACCAACCAAGCGGCGTTCGCCAACGGCGAGGATGCCGAGAGTGACGCCGCTGTAAAAATACGCTTCCCACTCTATCTCGCATCGCTCAAGACCGCCTCCATCCCAGCGGTTGAGGGTGCGATTTTGAGCGTGCAAGCAGGGCTGACTTATCAGATATCCGAGTACCTGCACTTCGACGGCATCACGGCTTTCCCAGGTGGCTTTACGGTCATTGTGGACGATGGCTCAGGTGCACCGGACTCTGCGTTTCTGGCGGCTGTCGCGGCGGCTGTTGAAGCCGTCCATGCCGCAGGAGTTGAATTTGGGGTGTACGCCCCAGTCGTCGTGCCGATTAACGTGTCGGTGTACATCGCACCGTCAAATGTCAGTCAGGCAGTTGCCAACGCGGCTGTTACCCAAGCCATTGCAGTTTACATCCACTCACTAGGCGTGGGGGTGTCATGCTCGCTCGTTGGGGTGGCCAACGCTATCCAGAGCGTGCCCCAGGTGTACGCCTATGCCAATCTGACCCTCAACGGCTCCGAAGCCGATGTGCCGATTGCCATTAACCAACTCGCCCAAATCGGGACTGTCACTTTTGTGGCTTTGCCCCCCGATGTGACCCCCACCCCCACGCGCCGCCCGCCAGTTGATGGTGGGGGCTAAAAAGGTTTGCGCCCAACGCGCTGAAAGGCTATCTACCATGCGTTTGAAATTTCTGGCTCTCTCGGTTGCGCTCGCGCTGGGCCTCACGGCCCTGCCTGCCTTTGCTCAGGTGGAGAAGGCTCCTCCGGTCAAAGACACCCCGACGATCACCATCGTGCACAAAAAGCATGCGGTCATGGACCCGCTCAAAAGCCCCACTGAAATCGGAGTCTGGAAGCCGCTCAACACCGTTGTGCTTACGGTTGTTCCCAAGGGCTGTTACGATGCCCTTTGTTCAGATTTGCGTGTTTCGCACAACTCACGAGTGGACGCGGGGGCTGCGGCCATTGCGGGGAACATCGCCTCTTCGCAGGTAGCCATTTTCAACTACGTCGCTCTTTCGACGG